ACTGAATACTCCCCCCCAATTCCTCGTGGGTTTGTGAGCGTGCATCCGTACAAAATATTTTGGGTACTGTGGACATCATAAACCGACCGGATGTTTGAGTCATAAATACAGTTAATCCGTATCGTCCTGCATAATTCGTGGCAGGTTGATCCGTCGTATGGTCCCTGCTCAGCCCCGTTATTCGATGCGACGCAGCGAAGCTCAACCGCCTTCGTGGACACCCCGCCAATAGAGCCGTATCCAAACCCGTCATTGTGATTACTAAGCGCGGAACAATCCTGCAAATATACCTCTTCTGTCCCCCCGCACCAGAATCCGTTATGAGATGCCGAGTTCTGAAAAACACAGTCCTTAAAATACATCCTTGACCCGGCTGTGGGGTTCTCGGAGATAAAGCAGGTTGAACCATTTGACCCGTCAAATGTTATGTTTTCGACGTATAAAAAATCGCCCTGATCGATGTACGCACCGTATCCGGATGATGGTTCGATGATAACAGTTCCGCTACCGACAACCTCAAGATCGGCGAGCGTATCAATGTCTCCCCATCCGTCAACATAGACCCCTGCCGCAACTGTGATAAGGGCATCCGGCACGCCGTCCGTATTGATCTGCGTGATTGCCTCGTTAATGTTGGAATAGACAGACGGTACAGCATAAACATTTGTGCTGTTAATCCGACAATCAGATACCGCTAATGTGCTCGACCATGTTTTTTTAAGACTGCGCTCAAGACCAAGGTCATGTGATGGAGTCCAGTCAAACAACAATGGATAGGCGTATGATCCGTCAAACGATACTCGTACGTCCCAAATCTGACCGTAAAACGGTTCGGACGGAGTTGAATCATCTAGCCGTCCGCATGAAATAGACGAGTACTGTATATAGCCAGCCCCGCCAAGCAGGTTGGTTGTTGACGCAACACGTGATCCATCTATATACAATCTGCGGTCTGTTTTTGACCGCAACTCAGCTCGTGCAAAATGAGGCACCCCATCGTTGTATGTATCACCGGATGTTGCATACGTGCTTCCGGAGCTGTTGCGATATACGAGAGACACTGTACCGTCGATATTTAGTTTTATAGCCAAATAATCCGTCGAAGACGGTTGATTAAAAAATCCAATTACAGATTGCCCAACGCTATTGGTTGACGAAAACCACGCAGACATTTCGACGGGCACTGTGGTATATCCCGCCTTTAAAAAGCGCAGATAATCATCGCCGCCAAACGTCAAGCAAGGACTCCCGACAATCGCCGCATGGGGATTCGTTCCGACAAAGTTCCACTCGCTTGTAGACGTTCCCTGACCCGTCAGCCACACAGAGTTTGTAGATGCGAGCAGATTGGTGTAGGTGTTCCACGGAAGCATAGCCTGCGGTACAGCCAGATTTAGATCCGTCCGCGTCGCGTTGACGTACTCGGCGAAGGTGTAGGAGACGGTGGCAATTGCTGAGTCGTATGCAAGCGTTGGGGCTGGGCTTCCGTAGATAGACCCAATCGACCAGCCAGTTTTGTCCGGAAGTTCTCCCGTTCCCGGATTAGTCCATGTATCCCCGCCCTCCCGATAAACGGAAATATACCACCAGCCGTCATACCACCAAGCGATTGTGGCATCTGCGTTATATGAGTACCAGTCTCGTTTTTCTCCGTACTGATCCATTAATACGTACTCATCATCAGCCTCTGTTCCTGTCCCACTTACCGTCATACTTGGCGGAACATAGCCTACTTTAGAAAATACCAAAGGAGGCACATCCAACCCATTGTCTGGAGCCGTATAAGTTTTTCCGCCTCCAGAAATATACCAAGGCGTGTTTTCTTCCTCGGTTTCTTTCCAAAGAGTGTTCGTTGACGATTGCCATATTGACCCCATGGAGTGGGAATATATTCCAGAAAGAGCCGGATCATTTGAGCAAACAACGGATACTGATTGCGGAACGATCGCCCGCACCTGCAAGCTCAGCATCAAAAAAAGAATTAGGGTGCGCTTCATTATTCATTCATCATGGTTGATCTCAGCGTCATGTTGGTTGCATCAAAATACAGCCCGAGGATGTAGTTGGTTCCATAGGCCGATGCAGGGAAAAGCAACTCGCCGGCAACAGTCAAGTTGGTGGCGGTTCCGGAGGTTGTATCGACCTTGCTATCTAACCCCTCATTCACAGCCGCCACGCCCGGAACCTTGTCAGGCTCGTCGCCGGAGAGGGTTTGGACAACTGCGTTCGTGGGGAGCTTCGTGGCATCTGCATCAATCGCCCGTTGCGTTTCCGTCGCCAGATTAGCCGCCACCTGCGCCACGCTGGTCGTTGTGGCCACTGCTGCCGCCGGAAAGCCGGTGTCCTTTATTTTCCCTTTGGCTCCGAAGACGACGAGATTCCCGTTGGTGGTCGATCCGTCAATCTCTGCCTGCGTCGTCCAGGCGTCGGCATTATGAACCATCACAAAAAACAGAATGACAACCCATAGGCCGATGAAGGTTTTCCATCCGCCGCGATCTTCATTCCAGGCCGCCTTCAAATTTCCAGCTTCAAGTTTCATGTTTCACTTCCCCCTTACTGCACGGCGCAGATGAGTTTTTTGATTTTGACGGCTCCGCCGACGGCCGTAACGCCGATGCGGATCTGCCAGCAGGTTTCGACATTGAAGTCCTTGAGATCGCGTCCGTCGCCGGCTGCTCCGGCATCTTTGGCAAACGCGGTGAAAATATCGGATCCGCTCGCCGGTTTGATGAAGCGGTCGACATCAGGTGAGGCTTTCACGTTGGTGCATTCGTAGAACACCGTGGCCGATCCTACGCTGGTTGCATCCACTTCGAGCTGCATCGAAAAATTACCGTTCGGCTGCAAGGCATACACCTCAATCAAAATCGGGCTGTATTCGGTTTCGCCCTCGGCAATTGAGTTGTCTTCCATCAGTGAGAGCACGCGGATCATATTGTCTTTCATAACTCATTCCTCCTGTCGGATGTTCTATTCCTTTTCCGTGTTTCAATTCAAGCCTTAAACGCCTCTTTTGTAGCCACAGATTACAGGGTATTCCGGGCGATTTTAACAGTCAACCCCCTTCCCGGACGATAATCGCGGATTATCAGGGCTATTCCTTGCGCCGAAACTCGCTGTGAAAACGCATTATTTTTTACGCCTCTTTTGTAGCCTTACCATTTTTAAAAAGGCCGCCCCTCCAGAGCGGCCTTAGGTTTATTCGTTAAAGAACTCTTTCAGGACCGGAACCGGATAGCGGTGGCCATGCGATCCGGACTCTTCAAAGAAGATGCCCGCCTTTCTGCAGTAGGTCGCCAGCCGGTGGCCGATGCCCGCCGCCTGCCCGCGTTTGATGCGGATCTTCACGCTTTTGCAGTACGCCCGGATCGGCATGTAGTCCGGATTCATCTTCGGGAAGGCCACCCCGACCGGAGGAGCGCCCAAAACCGGACGCTCGATCAGCTCCAGCTGGCGTTCTTCCACTGCCCGCAACCGTTTTTCGTGATCTTCGGCCACTTCCAGTAACTGACGCGCCGCTGCCAGCGCATGCTGCGGGGGCTGATTGATGACTGAATATCCCCCCGTTTTGCGAATGTTCGGCAAAACCTCGTGCGTGACCCACCGCTTGAACTCCTTGGCCTCCGGCTTCACTGAGCTGAAGATCAGGTTGTACAAACCCGCTTCGTTCACCACGGTCATTTCCTGCTGTCTGCCGATGGCGTCGCTGATAACGACGTCATCTATTTCATCTGTATCCAGCCGTGTAACCGCGTGGCGGCTGTTCACAATCCCCAGCACGTCGCAAACGTCTTTGGCGACAAACCACGGCTCATCGTTCTTGATTTCTACCCGGACAGCGGTTCCTTTATAGAGAAGTGTGCTTAATTCGTTCATCAGCTGATCCTTTCATAATTGTTTACATACTTGGCGAATGCTTCGGACGTTCCCGCATCAAGCGCATGGCGCAGGCAGTCAATCACTAGCGCGGCATGATCCATTTCGTCCGGAGGGCTTTCCCGAAGCTCGTCATCAAAGAATGCGTCTTCAAGTGCACACAGCACCCCGCTCAGGTTGCAGACGGCCATTTTATGGATGGACTGCCTGAGTTTATGCGGGAATGCAACTTCCAGCCCGTCGGAGTGGATGGCGGCCGCTTTCAGGCGGTAACGCTGCCACGTTGTGGCGTTTTCTACGATCTGCTTGGTTTTTTTATCCGTTGCGCTCATGATGCCCTCCGTGTTTCTTCGATTGCTGTCAGAAGCAGGCAATCCAATTGCTCCGCCTTTTGGCGGGGTTCCTCCAGCGCATCGACCAAAAGCAGGCTTTCGGCGCTTTCAAGCATCATCATCAGGCTGATGAGTGTGCCACGCGCTGCGGAAAGCAGGGCGGCGGTGTTTTGGTGGTCGGTTCCCGTCAGGGATAGGTTTCCGCGCTCGATGCGCAGAACCGGATGGCGCTTATTGATGCGGCGTTGTTTTTTCTCAACGGGTGCACTCATGGTCGGCTCCAATAAGAGAGGCCACCAACCAGCGGTTCGATGTGGAGCGCGGCCAAAAGGAACGCGCCCACCCGCTGGCGGTGGCCTCAAAGTTATTGGATGCAGTGTTTCGGCTATTTGTATTCATCAGGCATCGACTCCTGTAGATCCGGGCACCTGCCCGATCTGTGCAAAGGCTCTTCCAAACCTTGGAAAATGTCAATCGCTTTTTTCCAGCCATTGTAAAAAAATCTTCCAAGGTTTGGAAATCAGGCGTATGGATGAAGAAAAAGGAGACGCATGAAACCATTGCATTACATCGCGCCGATGCTGATTTCTATCTTAACTGGATGCTCAACGGTCAATCCATATTCAACATTTTATGTCTCAAAAATGGCCCGAAAAACACCTCCTGTTTCCACGCCACGACTGATGGTGGGAACCTCAAGACAGGAAGATTATAATAATATGCGTGATGATGGGTACTCTCTGTTGGGTTATTCGGGATTCAACACCACTCGCGCATCAAATCGGCAGGCGCTGGATCAAGCCGCAAAGGTCGGTGCAGATGTCGTAATCGTTTACAAAACCTATACAGACTCACTGTCTGGAAGTATTCCGATGACTTTGCCCGACACTCAAACCAGCTCGACCTACATCAGCGGAAGCGGATATAGCAGCAGAGGCTCGCCGGTCAGCTTTTCAGGGACAGCGTTCACTACACAATACGGGACAAAAACGACCTATATTCCGTACAGAGAACGTTATTACGATTACTATGCCAGTTACTGGACAAAAACCAGTGAGGCAGATGCACGGCAGACGGAAAAATCCATAAGCATCAGCAAAAACAACCCGTATTCCAATCCATTTACTGGTCCGCGTGAAAATCCGTATGTAAACCCATATTCTAAAACATTCGAAGAAGAAACTGATGATACGTTCGCAGTAGTCTTGGCCTTGTTTGTTGTTCCCAACCCAGCGTCAAATCCGATAATTCAAGAGGGCTGTTCGATGGAGGCAGATAACAAAATGATGCGGGGAAAAGGATATTTTCCTCTGGGTAAATCTGCTTTTAAAGCCAGTGCTGTCGATGGCATCCATGCATCGAACCATGCGAGAATAATCGGCGCAGATGTTGTGATGATCTATAAAGAATACGCTGATTCGATAACGACTCCAATTAAGGGCCTAGATGGTGTTTCTTTTAATACGATCTCCTATAACCATACGGCTTGTTTTTGGAAAAAAGCGAAACCCATCGGATCAATATCGGGTGGAAAACACAAGGGATATGAATCAATTCTTGGAGCCAGACTGGTTGATGTAAACTCAGGAAAAGTATTTGATGAAATCGGCGGATGCATTGCAATGACAGATATTGTAAAAGGTTCTCCGGCCTTTTCTGCCAACATAAAAGATGGGTATATTTTAAAAAAAGTTAATGGGATCGAGGTGGAGACGGCATATCAATCCTGTGAGCTTTTGTCTCAGGCAAATGGGCAAAGCGTTGCTATTGAATATTTTGGAAGCGAGCTAGTAAAAACAAATATTCTGCTAAACCAGCAGATTAATGAAATTTCACAGGCGGAACCCGATCCGTTTGTTGCTCTTGGGGCGGCGCCGCATGAAGAACCCGCTGACCCATTTGCTGCACTAGGGTTTGAGCCCGATAAATAACTCACCAGTTGATTGCCCGACGGACGCGGCGCTGTTCGCCTTGAACGTCTCCAAGCGGTTCACCGGCCGCCCCCATGATCAGCTTGGCGGTTTGCACGGCTCCGGAAGGAATCGTTCCGCCGCTCAACCCTGACAGCCCGTTTACCAGCCTCACGAGACCGCGTTCAACGCGCTCTTCATCAACAGACTCGTTGCTGTCTGAATATTTGAAAACGTCGTTGAGTCCGGTAATTACCCCGGCTACATCCTGCAGGGGCATCATATCGACCCCGTCCGTGCGCCGGGCATGGGCTGCAAGCCGGTTGAGCAGATTCCCTTTTTCAAAAGCGATGTCCCCCCCGGCTTTCAGCAGCTTTTCTCCCATTGGAACAGCTGCCCCGGTGATTTCGGCCAGCGTGTCGATCACAAAACGGGCGGCAGCTTGTGACTTTTCTTCGTCGTCCATGTCGTCAGGTTTACGAACCCCTTTGGCCAGCAGATAGGCGGCTGTGCCGATAGCCGTGCTGATGATGGCGGAGGCACAAATCCCGATGAGTGAAAAGCGGAAGGTTCGGGCGGATGCCTTGATTTGCTGTTTTTCCCCGTTTCTCAGCGCCCAGCGGTAGTCGAGCCAATCTGACAGTAGCAGATTCTGGAAGATCGTCGGCTGGCCTTGAAACGGAACCAGTAATCCGGCAGAAGCATCCTTAATCCCGGCGTAGAAGTTGGTCTCCTGCATCGGGTCTGATGGATTCTCTGTTCTGAAAATCACCTCTTCGGCGATCCGGAGCGCTTCATCCTGTGTTTTACCTGTGCTCAATGCCGCCTTATAGATGTTCACCGTGTTTCGCAACCCGGCATTACGCAACGGAATAAGCCAGAAACGCTGAATTGAGCGCACAGCCCGCGCCGCTTTGAGACGTGCGCCGGATTTTACTCCGCCTTTAAAGAGTGCTTCGCCGGTGTCGGTTCCAAGGTTGGCAAAGGTGCGGATCGGATCTTCAAAAAACCGATGCTCGAAAAACGCCTGGCTGCGCAGCGCGGCAACCGCCTTTTTATTTACAGGACTTTTCAGCCGGGTCGGCCCGTTGTGAGCCAGAAACCATTCGGCCGCTTTATGATCGATGCCCGCCAGCACACCCCAGCCGGCCGCAGAGCCGCCCCAGCGTACTTTGGCATAGGTAGTGGGCTTCAGGGTAATGCGTGCCACCGAAGTCATCCGCTCGATGATAGAGGCAGCTTTCTGGAAACCGTTCCAATGGTCGCTGTGGCGTTTGATTCCGCCCGCCTCCCGGATTCGGCTTTTAAGATCGCTGACAAACTTTGTTCCAAGCCTTGGAACAACGGCAGTGGTAAAGACTCCGCTATCGGCCACTTCCCACGCCATGCGCAAAGGAATGGTCATATGCGTGTAATACGAAATGTCATTCACCTGCTGGTCGAACTTGCTGAAAAAATCTCCGGTAAGAACGGGATGAGAATTGTCGGTGCGGTCTTTTGTAAACCCCATTTGATCCCACATCACATCCACAAACTGGCGATGGCTTTCAACGCTCGAAAGCCCAATCCGGTTGTCTTTAAATGCCCGCTTCAGCCGCCAATGCGCCGGACTGGTGAAGTTGAATATCCCTTCGGTTTGCATTGAAGTGTCGTTGGCCGCCGTGCCCAGCTCCGTGGAAACCAGCACGGCCTCTTTCACAATCCGTTTCTGCCTATCGGTCAGGTTTAAATCCGCCAGATCGTAAATCGCCGCGAAGGTCGAATCATAATCAAGGCCCGCTTCGTTCCTGACCTTGAAGGTTTTACCTTCATTCTTTGCAAACCGTTCGCTACGCATCCCGTAGCGGAAGGCTCGACCGGCATCTATGTCCTGAAACACCGCATAGATGTCCATCATCTCCGAAACGGTCAACTGTTCTTCTCCAAACGATGTTTTGTAGCTGTTCAGCTTGGTCTTCCAGTCGATGATCTCAGAACCGGTCACTTCTTCGCGCTTCAGTATCGCATCCAGCTTGTGCCGGGCTCCCATCTTAGACTGCTCAGCCGCACGGCGGCCTTCGCGCATCTGATCCCCAAAGGTAATGGCCGCCGCCGAGCGCTTATTCCCGCCTGCAATCATCTGTCCCATAGTAGGCAGTGTGGCGCTGTAGTCTCTAAGCCAGCGCGTCAGGAATCCGCGGCTCTTCAAATCTCCTCCCTCTTCATGAACCGCGAGCCCGGAGTTTTCGGCCTCCTCAGCAATTTCCTGCGCACGGTCTCCCCACGCAGACATGTTTTCGCCGCGAGCGTTTTCCTGATTGTAGCGGTGCTCGGCGTTAATGCCCGCCAGATCATTATAAATATTCTTTAAATCACTCCATCCGGTTGCCGACCCTTCAATCGCTGCTTCAAGCCGGTTACGCGCCGCTTTGATTTTCTTTAGCGTACTGTCGTTGTCCGCACCGGGGATTCCATTCTTTTTCATCCAGGCGTGGTAGCCCTTGGCCTTTTGCAAATCGCGGACGGCGGAGATGATTTTTGAACGGCCTACATCGTTCATCAAATCATCAAACCGCTTCGTCAAGTCAGGATGCATGTGCTTTATGTCCACATGCTCCAATTGATAGAGTGTTCCGTTTGAATAGGTTGATCCAATATGATCATCGAGCCAATCAATCACAGCCGCCAACGACTCCGCCCGGCTGTCGGATGTGGCGCGCCGGATAACCAGATAGTGATCTTCCCCAAAAAACTCCTTCAGCTCGCGCTGAATCAAGGTTTCGGCCAGCGGATCGTCGATAGGCCGGTCTGCCACGCTTTGTTCCAAAGCCCGCACCCGCTTCTCCCACATCTCAAGCAGAGCAATTCGTGGAGCCGGATCATTCCCGGCTTCGGTTGATGCTTTTCTTAGAACCCGCTCCTTCGCGTCAAATGCCCGCCCGATTGAATCTTTCAGACCTCGCAACACACCCTTCTGGCGCTCTTCAATCTTTCCCTGTTGCTTCACCTTGCTCATCAGACCGCGCCATGTTTTCGACATTTTTTCTGGTGGAACGCCAAGTTTTTCAGCACGACGGAACAGCGTGTCCGCCATCTTCTGTTCTTTGGTAGGCTTCCCGGCAACTGAAAAGCGCTGATCATCGTTCTGGGCGGCCAGCTCCTTCAGCGCGGTGCGCATGGCGTCCAGCTTAGGACTCTTGATGTTTCCGCCCTCAATGACGGACTGCGGGTCGGTTCCCAGCAGCTGCGCCTCGTCGGACAATGCCCGCGCTTTGTTGAGCCCGGCCCGGAAAAACTCGGCGGTTCCAATCTTCGGATCATTCGCCAGCCGGGTCAGCGTACCTTTCAGCCGCCAGCGCATATTCTCCGGCAGGCTCAGCTTCGCAAATTCGGCCAGGCTCTCGGCCGTCACGTCAGCCTCCAGCGCCTGCATTCGCCGTTTCAGCAGCGCAGGGCTCGGCTTGTTCCACTTCCCTTGCCGATCCTCGAACGCCTTCGTCAGCGTTTCTACGGCCGCCAGCTTCGCCTGGCTTTCCTTCGGTGTCGCGGACGGCTGGGCCATGCTGAATTTTCCAATGTCTGGAACATTTCCATCCGAACCTTGGAAATCTGACCTCTGCCATTTGACCTCCGTCCTCTGACCCACAAACCCCTTGCGGCCCTTGCTCGCGTCGCGCAGGGCGAGGCGCAGCATCCCGGCGGTGTTCTGCGCTCCGGACAGGTTTTTCCCGAATGCTCCGGACAGCTCAATGCCGTAGCGAGACGGCACACCAGCTACAAAGTCTGCCACGATTTCAGAGGCGACATAGCGGCGGGAGTAGGTTTCATCCACATATTCAGAGAGCTTCGCGCGGTAACGTTGGGCGGCTTCCGACTTCATATCCACCAGATCCATCAGATCGCGCACGGCATCGCCCAGCGGGCCGGACTGCTTTTCGATGATATGGGTGGTTTCGTGGTCGAGCGTCTGCTGATAGTTCATTTCCGCATCCGTGCCCGCAGTGGACACAAAGATGGTTTTTCTGTCTACAGATACAAATCCGGTCAACACGGTGCTCTTAATGGGGACAATCCGCTGTCCGGTGACGGCTTTCTTCAGCCCGCCGTCGGCTTCGATACGCTCGTAGTCAGCTTCGAGCCCTGTTAGGGCGTCAATGACTCGCTGCGCCGTACCTCTGCGTCTAAATTCTTCAGCTCCTCGAACAGCGACGGATCGCTCGGCTTCCACTCGCCGTTGGGCTGACGCTGCATGGCTGGAAAGAATGTCTGCCCCCACGGCGTTCTGAATGCGATTCGCGGCGGGGTCTCGCCCTTGTACGGTTCCTGCTTCGTCGTTTCCTGTTTCAGTTCCATAAGATCCTCCTATACCTCTGTTTTCGTCGCCCGTCAAAGCAAACCGTGGCTGTCCCTGCATCACGCTCTCGCGCATTGCCGCCGGAATCGGCAAATTCCAAACTTCCGTTTTCTGACTCCTGACCCCTGAGTCCTGACCCCTGAGATCCACCGTCCCCACCTTACCGCCCATCTTGCCAACATACTTCTGGATTCCCTTCGGCAGAATCTGGTCATAGAAGCCCTTCATGCCCTCGCCGCCGACTTTTAGGTCGGTTCCGCGTAGGTCTGCCGATCCGGTTTTTTCAATCTGGTCTATTGCGTGTCTGGCGGCATCCTTCCCGATGTACTCTTCCAGCTTGCCAAGCGGGATATTATCCTCTGAAATCACCTTTTGATTGGTGTCTTTCGCATAGGCATCAATCGTGTAGTTTTCGTCGGCTGGATCGAACTTTTTAATAACAATCTGCTCAACCTGTTTGCTCAAATCATACCGCTCGGCCTGCACCTCGCCAGGAGTCCAGGCTACCGATTCATAACCCTGTTCAGCGGCCATCCGCAGCACCCGCTTAAACGCCAGCATCGACCATGACTTTTTGAACGGAGCGTTGGGGACGCCATCGGTGCTGGGTTGTTGCCGAGTGATCCAAGGAATGCCGTCCTCTGACTTCTGTTCTCCGACCTCTGTCCTCTGATATCCCTTCTTCCGCCCCGCCTGATGCCAATCAGATTGAATCTCTTCGACAAACAGAATCTTCTCGCCGTTCGGCCCGGTGCGGTCGTTCAACCGGACGTGCGCCAAGACGTTCGGCTCAGTCCAATGAGATGATTGAAAATTGGAATATCCTCCAGAAACTGGGAACATCCACTTTTCAAAAGCGTTAACCTCGGAAGCGGTTGCTCCTGCAGCTTCAAGTCTGGTTATCGACGCCGTTGCGAGGGACATTTTATATTTAGAAACTACGGCGGCGGCCGCATCTTCTAAATGCGCCCGAGCGTCCGGCAACGTCAGCAACACCTCGCGGTAATTCTCCCCGCCGGGAAGCTGGTAGTTTCCAAACTTCCCTTTTTCAATGGATGCCTGCGCTTCGGGCAGATAGTCAAATGTTCCTTTAAATCCGCCGTTTTCATCGAACAGTCGATATTCTCCATCGTTTGTTTTTCGGATTACCCAGTTCCGCCCGGAGTCGTCTTTTCCGGTCCAGCTATTTAAATCACCATCCGCATTGCGAGCGCCTTCCCATTCAGCGACGACACCCCCTTTCACTACTTCCTGAATCTGCGGCCCGCCGGCACGAATGAACTCCAGTACCTCGGTTTTCGTGATTTTTGTGTTTTTTGTGGCTAAAAATTCTTCCAGTCCCAAATCTTCCAGCTCTTCGGCCTTCACGCCTGGCGCGTTCCGAATCATCCCGCGCAACTGATCGACCGTGAAGGTTTCCTGCTTGAACCCCTCCACCGCCTTCTCCAGCGGCGAATAAAACCCGAGCCCGTCCGTCCGCGGCGCCGCCAGCGAAAACCGCGCTTGACCTTCCGCCCCGTCTGTGGTTCCATTCGCCTGTCGCTCGGAAACGGGCGTGGATTGAAACGAGCTTAACGCTCTTTTAGAAAAGGCATCTTCGGATGCCTTTTCGCTTTTAGGAACTTCGCGGACACTTTCATCGCTGAAAACAATAAAAACTTGTCCAGAACGCCCGCCCGCCTCTGGCGGCATCAACACTCCATCAAATCCATCATTTTTAATTGCTTCAATAGCACCGGATTGCGCGTAATTGTTTCCAGCATGTGGAAACAAATCGTAAGCCTCATAAAACCCATAATCAGGCGCGAAATCAACAGTTTCCCAGTCGATAGAGTCAGTATCAACGCCCATCGAATCCAACACTTCAACAAGGCCCGGAATGTTATTCTCAGACACTTCAGTTAAATCCAGCGGGTTTTTAAGTGAAAGGTAGGCTGATATTACCCGGCCATTTTTCCCATAAGCAAACTCTTCTATCGAATACCCCTCATTCTCCCCAAACCAAATCATACCACCGGCATCTGTGGCTGATAAATCATCAAACTCTACTGTTGTCCCATGATAAAACACCAGCGGATTCCCATCCGCGTCAACCACCTTCGAGTCACCGAACCACTTCTTGAACGCTTCCGACTCCACCGGCGGAGCAAGTGAAAACTGCGGTAGTTCCCTGACCCCTGACCCCTGACCTCCTACCTCTGGTTTCAACCCAATTTTATCGGCGATACGGACGCGCATTTCGCTGTTTTTGCCACCCGGTGAAACACCAACCTCTTTGGATACTCGCCATAAAGCGACCTGCTTCATGGCGGACAGTTCCGCCCACGAATACGCGGGCTGAGAGGGTTCAGCGTTCAGGGTTCGGGGTTGTTTGGTCTCGGCCTTTTGTTTTCCGTCGTCAGTCTTCCGACCTCTGTCCTCTGACCTCTGTCCTCCGGGTTCTACCTCTTTTGTAGCCGCTCCGGCCTCCTTTTTGGCAGCCAGATGTCGAGCATAAGAATAGACGTCTTTGAACATTCCACTGAAGGCATCCCAACTCATTTTATCTATTGATCCAAAACCGTTCCAGTCCTTGGAATAATTCGCCAGATAGGCCGCCTTAGCCGCCGCCGCGCTGTCAAAACCCAGCATGACTTTCTCTTCGTCGAAGGCTCCAGTCTGTGGATCGACCTGATTTACAATAAATACCCGCTCACTGACCGGGCTCTCATCATTGAAAAAAATGTCTAAATGATCGCCATCCGCCCCAAGTGTTCCAAGAATACGCCCATAGGTGTTCTGCATCTTCTGCGACCAGTCCACGCCGTCCGCAGATGTTCCACGTCGAACAGAGCCCTTCGGGTTCTCAATCGAAATAATCATGCCGCGATAGCGCATCTTGCCGGTCTTATAGTTCTCGGCTTCCTTCTGCCCCTCCGTCGGGTTGGTATCCGTCAGCTTGGCCGCATCGGCCAGACGGTCGCGGATTAAATCGTTTTCCAATCCAATCTTCTCAGCAATCCGTGCCCGCAGTTCGACATTCTTACCGCCGGGCATCACCCCGATCTCTTTGGCAATGCGCCGTAAAGCCACCTGCTTCATGGCCTTTAGCTCATCCCACGAATACGCGGGGGGTGTGGCGGGTGGCGTGGGTCGAGTGTCGAGTGTTTCTGACCTCTGACCCCTGACCTCTGACCTCTGACCTCTGGCCTTCCGTATCGCTTCCCGGATCCGCGGTGCCGTCGGAACCACGCCCTTCAAATCCACCCCTTCGCGCGAGGCAACATTCTTCAGCGCTGGGATGTTCTTATTGTCCAGATCGTCGAGGAGAGGCTTTGGGCTTGAGGCTTGAGGCTTTGGGTTTTCTTTTGTATCGCCTCCTATGGCCTCCGGCCTAAGGTCTAAAGCCTTCTGAACCTCCTCTTCCGCAATCGGCATCTTCATGTAAACATTCGGCGATTCCGCCGCTGGCGGAGTGTCAACCTTTGTGTTTACATCCTTGGTTCGGACGGCATCCCGGTCGCGGGTGGCTTTGATCTGAATAATCGACGGATCCAAAACAACAAACTCAGGCTCTGCGCCGGTGCTATCCATCTTGACCACAATCGCATCCGCCCCGGCCTTCTTCGCGGCGCGGGTGATGCCTCCGATATTCTGATCCAAAAACGTGTTAGCGGTGGTTGCCGGTACATCCGGGTCAATCGTGACGCGACCAAGGCCAACCATTTCCGGCGAGTCGGGCTGATCCAGATCCAGCACATAGGGCTTTTTCATCACAATTTCAGATTCAATGATGTTTTGTCCATACGGGTCGGCGCCGTCCGGACTGGATGCAAAGTGAACTCCGCCAGACTTATATTTCGGCCAGTTCTGCCCGCTCTTTGAAGCATCGAACGTATCAAACGTGGCATCGGTTCCATGATAAACCGTCAGCGGTTTCCCTGTAAATTCAGCCTCTTTTCCAACGCCTGAAACTTTTGCGCCGTCTGCGCCTTTTTGCGGCTGATTATTGTTCAATGGTTGGAAGTCTTCTGACACCTGATCTCTGACACCTGACTCCTGTTGAGGTATTTCCTCAACTTGCACCACCGCGCCGGGATGCGCTTTGCGCAGCTGCTTGATTGCCTTGGCCTCGCTCTTGGCGTCCGCCCGCACTTCGCCCAGCACCGTGCCATCCGCCCCGGTCGCCTTCACCTCCACCGTCGGCGGCTCCGTTCCAAGGGTTGGAATTTCAGGGATTGACGATTGCGGAGTGACGATTTCAGATTGTGGAGCCTTCGGCGTATTCTCCTCGGTGAAAACATAGTTCCCACTGCCCTGATCCTGTAAAGGCTTGCCGTCGGTTCCCAGCTTCACTCCGCCGGGGCCGACCGCACCGTCGGCCTGCGCTCGCGCTTCGGCGTCAATCAGTTCAGCAAGGTTTTTCGCCCGCACTGCCGGGTCTGAAGAAGTCAGTGCAATCCGGACATCCTCTTCAGCCAAACCCAGAGCGGAGGCGGCCTGTGGTGCAGCAGCGTCAACCTGCTTTTGAATAAACTCTTTTTCAATTCCAAGCAGGGTTTTACCAAGCTCTTTTGGTTCGTTAATCGCCAAAACTTCGGCTTGGCGATCCGGCGGGACGTTCCGGCTTTCCAGCCATTCACGCCGGGCTTTCCGTTCATTTTCCGATCCTGCGGAGTTGTTCAGCTTCGCCGCTCCGGCGCGCGCCAGACCAAAGATTCCAAACGTAACCGCCATTTCAGGTGAGGCCGCGGCAATGCTCTTCAGAGCCTCTTTTTCGGCTTTTATAATGCCTTTACGGCGTCCGTCGTTCTCCAGCGCCCTTGCTTCATCGACACCATCAACTACAGCCTGAGACCACTCCTCGACGATAATTTCCTCAAACAGGCTGTCAAACCCGGCGGCGCGGCTCGCCGCAGAAATCGCCTCATTCTTCGGAATCCGTCTGCTGACCTGCTCCGTCAGTTCTTTTGAAAATTTACCCAGCTTGGTTTTACCGGCAGCGGTAGCCAACTTGTCCAGTCCGATAGCTTTCCCGCCCCACTTCAGTGCTTTTCCGGCATACATCTCAATCGAGTACGCCACAACCCCGTCCAAAGCCCCCTGAAGGCTTGCCTGGATGTCGCCCTGCTGTTCTTTGGTTAAAATGTACTGGTCGCCATCAACAAAGCCAGATCCGCCCTTACGTTCTTCGCGCTTCGTTGCCGCTTCGTTGACAACCGAAGCCCATCCGAACAATCCGATTTGCGCCATATATCCGGCCATGTCGCGCACATTCAGCACGGTATTCGCCGCATGTCCCAACAAGGTTTTTGAACCCGCCAGCGCATCGGCGTTACGTTGCTGTTCCCAAATGGTTTCCATGTCCCGGTCGCGGATTGTTTTGATCATTGCGCGCCGCTCTTCCGGTGTCACCCCAACCCCGTCTGGGCGGCGCAGGGGCGCGTTATAGGCTTTCAAATGCAGGTCGTTGTCGCTCCATCCCTCCGTTTGCGCCCATTGCTGATACAGCTTTAGAGACTGTTCCTCTGTCAGCTTGTCTCCGCGCATCACATCACTGCGGCCAAACCCAAGGCGCTGTTTGGCTTCTGCAAGGGCAACGCGGTCGTTTATACCCGTGCGGACCTGTCGCGCTTCCTGCACCTCTTTCCAGCCCATCGGGCCTTTGGGTGCGTTCTTAAAGGATGTTGATTCATCGCTACTAATTACAGGTGTGGCAAATGGAATATTCGTTTTCTGTCCCGGCAAAGCCCCCTGCCAATCCAGTCCGGTTTCCAAGGGCTGGAACTTCAGCGGCTCAATTTTTCCAAGGGTTGGAACTTCAGCGACGACGGGAGCGTTTGTTTCTGGCTCCGCCTGCCCAACCACCACCATATCCGGGTCGTTGTCCCACGGATTCACTGCCGCAGGTTCAGCCGCATGCCCCACCACTACCATATCCGGATCGTTGTCCCATGGATTAGCCGGAGCACTCGCCACCGGCAGTTCCGCCGCAGGCGGAGGCGGAGAAATAGCCGGAGATTCCGGAACCAGCCGGTTATCCACCCGCGACGGCAGCTCACCGCCGCCCACTTGCGGCGCCGTGATCTTGGCAGGGTTATCATTGCGGCGAAAGAACGTGTCAATCAGACTCATCGGTTTTCCCCTGTCAGTTTGAAGTCAGTTGTTTAAAATAGTTGCGTGTCACCAGCTCTTCGAGCGATTCCCGATGACCCTCCGGAAAGCCTTTTTCCCTGCGCAGCAGATCCACCGCGGCGCGCGTGATGCCCGCCTGAATCTGACCGATCTTTTCCATACCTAATCCCGCTGTGCGCACCAGCGTGCGAATCTGTCCGTCCTCCAGCAGCTCCACGGTAATCAGCCGGCGTTTCACGGCTGTACCGCCTTCGCACCGGCCTGCATATACGCCGAAGCCTTTGCGGCCAGCACATCAACAATCCGGCCGTCCGGAAGCTGCAGCCGCACCGTGTCCGCCGCTACTGGAGCCGCCGGGGCGGTCGGCGCGGCAGGTTGTGCCGCCGGTGCCGGTGTTACCACGCCCGCCGTCCCCGCAGGAACCGGGGCAGGCCCTTCTTTAAACCGTCCCGTTGAAGGATCAAATTCACCGCCTTTCGGATTAGAAGAAGTTGCCTGTGACGCGCCTCCGCGATGCGGAGCCTCTTCCATGGGCCGTCCCGTTCTGCTCCATAAATTATCAAGGGATTTCATTTCGTCATTGCCGATACTTGAAGACTTCCACCAACCGGAACTGGTCGCATCGTTATAGGCGTTCTGATACGCCTCTGTTTCAGCAGAATAATCTATTTCGCCGGGGGAAATCCCCAGTGATTTAGCCTGTTTTTCCTGCTCAGAGCGCAGGGCTTCAAGTTCTTTATATGCTGCGTTGGCTTCAGATTTTTTACGAAATGCCTCCGGGCTGTCTTTGTTGATTTTGATCTCTTCTTCTGCTGACCGGCGCAGATCATTAACTTTTCCGGTCTGTGATTTTATCTGCTGGTTCAGGCGGTCAAGTCGTTCGGTTGGCATTAGAGGATCGATCCCGAATTGTTTCTGTAAATCATCTAATATCTTCGTTCCGGATGGGTGTGACGCAACAATATCCATCTGTGTAATTGCCATTTTTTCTAAAAGGTCTTTCGGCAGTTTAATAACAGGAGATTCTGTTTTGTCCGCCAGCTTAAAAACGCCTCCGTTTTTTGCCGTAAATGTAAATGTATCTCCTTGGCGATCAACACTCTCAAGTTCTGGATATTTATCTTTATAAGCACGGTTGAGAAAAGCCAGATCCTCTGGACTTAATGATTGTCCAGATGGAAGGTTTTGCAAATATCGGTTGGCCGCTACATCTTTGGCCGCCTGGACTGAATTATATTCCGTCTTTCTGGCCTCTTCTGCCCGCAAGCGCTCTTGCTGTTTATATTGATTTTCTTCTGTTGACCGACGGGCTGCCTCAGCTTGATCCGCCTGCTGCTGTTCAAGCTGTTGTTTCCGCAAAGCGTGCTCATCCCGGCGGTCTTTAAACTCCACCATCCTCATAAAGCTGTCCGCAAAACTATTCAGCCCTCCTCCGACTGCATCGTATGTTAAATTCCTGCGTCCCATAATTTACCCCTTATGCGCTAACGTATTGTTTTCCAATGTCGATCGCCGACCGCTTCTTATTGAAATCCTCGCCTTTCAGCGCGGTATTCAGCTGCATGGTTTGTCCAACAATCTGGTTGGCGGCGGTCGTCGAGCTTCCCAGATCAATCGCACCGCGCCGGGCGGTGCCCGGTGCCTGACCCGTCAGATCGGTGGCTGGCGCGTTCTGTTTGCGGAATGAGTCCTCCGCCGCAACGATCGATCCCGTCAGCGGAATCGCCTGCTCAGACAAAATCGGCTTCTTTTTCACCTCATCTGCCAGCAGCGCATAAGCCGGTTCATACTCCTTGGCATTATCGACCCGCCGCTGTTCCAGCGTCTGTGCATATTTGGCATTATCATTCTCAGCCGCCGCAATCGCATTGTTGGCCTTTTCCTGCTTGGCGGCATCCTTCCGCGTTTCAATGGCCGATCCAACCTCCAGACCGGTGCCAATGACCATTAAAACTCCTGCCGCAATTAAGCTCATGATTCACCCCGCGTTTTTAACTGTTCCAAAACCGAATCCATATTTTCCGCCCAGGTCAGTTCCGGTACCGATGCCCGCGTTTCACGAAATCCGGCACCGGTGAATATCTTCCTGAGCGCCGAATCCTCAAAAAACGCATACGCCGTGGTGACTCCGCACTTTTGTAGCCACTCAACCAGCCCTTCGGCAAGCTCTTTCAGCGCATCCACCCGGTCGCGGGCTGGAAGAAGCGGGTTGTTTACCATAAATCCCATCCGCGCCATCGGAACGCCTTCATATTTATAAAACATTCCGCACGCCGCCGGAACACCGCTTTCCGTCTCAATCATCAGCGTCGTGGACGGAATCCGGCTCTCCGGCAGACTAATCTTTCCCCAGCCGTGCCCGGCCCACCAGCTGCATAAAACCGGATAATCTGAAGTTCTGTAGGGTCGTTTTTTCATTATGAGCCCAAATTGATCGCACTGAGTTGTTCTGTGGTTGTTAAATCGGGCGTGCTTTTCGCATAACCCGTTCCGACCGCCGTTCCAGCTATACTTCCAATCCCTGAAATAATCTGCATCGTGGCAGCATCTTTTTGCGCCGCATTTTGATCTGCCAGATCCGAATAGGCCGCCGACTGCGACAAATAGCTCTTGCCCAGCGCATCCAGCTGGTTCGCCGCCGCGGTGTCGGTCAAACCGGCACCGGTAATCGCTCCCAGCTTGGCCTTAGCGAGCGCTTCCACATCCGTCTTGGCTTTGTTCCGGGCTCCGGCTTCCGCCGCCGCCTTAATGAGTGCATTCTCTTTTGCCAGCTCTTCCGCCGAGCGCACGTTAGCCGTAGGGTCAATCCCGTAACCGGCATCCCGGATATCCTTTGTCTTCTGGGTCAGCGCATAGGCGTTGTCCACCACGCCGGTCGCACGCGCCCGATCCTGTTCCGTCTGTTCACCCTTCGAGTTCTTCTGCTGGGTTTGAAGTTCATCCTGCAGAGCTTGGGTTGTGTCCGCACGGTCTTGCTGAAGCTGAATCAACTCATTCGCATTGGCCTCATACCGGGTCTTCGCCGCATTAACCGCCGCGCGGATTTTTTTGGCCTTCTTTTTGCTTCCAAACAGTCCGCCAACCGCTCCTCCAAGAATTGACCCGATACCGGGCAAAGCTATATTTCCTACAACAGATCCGATTACTGTGTCTGTACTGATTCCGCCAATTGCGGTGTTTGCCGCTCCGGCAAGTCCAGGAAGATTAAAGTCATCCTCTTTAAAGTTTGCATACTGCATCAGCGTCGCCTTATCGGCTTCCATCTGACTTTCAATTTCCTGCTCGCGCGTCGTCAGATCATCTAGCTTGGTCGTGTGCGTGGTTAAACGGTCCGGATTAAGCACACCCAGCCCATCCTGTATCGTCTGTTTTTCAATGTCACCAAACAGACTGTCATACAGATTCATCCGGCGTTCAATTTCCTGAAGCTGTTCTTTCTCGGATTGTACAATTTCAGTCCGCGCTGCTGTACTGTTTCCGCTTCCGCCGCCGCCCATACTCATGATGCACCCCCCGGTAAACGGATCATTTCAACCTGATTGCGCACCAGTTCGCTCCAGCCGCAGTTTTTCATGATGTTCAAAATTCCCTCATTGTCATAGCGAGCAACCAGACGGATACCCAGCGTATCCGCCGTGCGTCCCATCTCTTCAAACAGCATGCGGATTGCCTCCGCACTGTCTCCCGCGCCGTTGGCCGGATTCGTGACGATATAGCCCGTCTGCGCCGCCGGAACGTCCGCAAAGACCACCAGCCAGCCCATGCACAGCGGTACGCCGTCAGCGCTCTCCACAACAAACCCGGCGCGCGGCAGAAACTCCGCCAGCGGAATATAGGTTCCGTCTTTTCCGTGCCCTATCCACCACTCCACGGCCAGTGGATAGTCTTCTTCACGTTTCCAGTGCCTGATCATACAATCAAATACTCCCCGATTAACAAAATGTCACAGTCCGTTAATGCCTCCCCGGCCACCGTTAAAACGGCCTTGCGCCCGCCCGCCGTGGTCGGCACCGTGTCCTTCGCCGGATCGCGGCGGTTCGGAATGCAGTTATAGCTGCCGATTTCCCACGGGGCGGTTGGATCATCCAGCCCGATCGGCGCAACCATTCCTTCCGGATCATCCGTTTGAATCCCGAGCGATAAGACCGCCGCGTTCGTCGCCGATGCCGCCGCGGTCCGTACCCGGTACATTCCCCAGATCATCCGCGCGCCTTCCGGCAGATCGCTGCCGGTCATCAAATAGGTTCCAATCGCCTTCGATCCGGAAATTTCCCAATACACCTGCGTGCCGGTGCGCGTCGCCTTGCGGGTGACTTCCGTATTGAGCGCCGGAACCGTGCGGTTCGGATTATATAAACTGCCCGCCGCATCCACCGCCACCAGCCCGGTACCCGTCAAATCATCCAGCGTCAGCGCACGGCTTCCCGGTGCATTCGCCCGAAGCCCGCCCAGCGTTTCCAGCCCTTCCGCCATCGCCTGCAGAACGGAAACCACGCCATACAGCGGATCGTTTTTTCCAACCTTTGGAAGCATATAAAGCGGCATGTTTTTCATAGTTTGCCCCCGGCGGTTCCAATGACCATTTTGCGCACTTCATACGCAGACTCCACCTCAAATGCCCAGCACTCCGTCCGGCGCATTTCAGGGAACTTCCGAAGTTTGGAAGCGGTTATTTTAAGACTGCGGACCAAAACCCCATCCGCATAAAAATTGACCGTAACCGGATATCCAGCCGCCTGAATCTGAACTGAAAACGGAGCCGCCGGACGGGTAAACAGATAGGCCCGGCTTCTCCACGTAGCCGTCACGCGCGTATCCGCTCCGCGCCACTCTTTAATCTGGTCGGCTTGCACGAAATAAAGCTTATCGCTGTCGGCATCCTGATAAAAGCAGACCGGCCGCGTTCCGCTGTCCGTCGTTAACTGCCCGTTCTTTAAATCAGAAATGAGGCTGAGTCCGTCCGAATACAGCAAAAGCTCCTGATTATGCACGGCACCGATCATCGTGGCCGGATCCAGCGCCTGCCAGTCATCCCGCTCAAAATACGGATCCGAAATCATCGTATGATTCAGCCCGCTGATCAGCCCGATCCCGTCCGGCGTCACATAAACGAGTCCGCCGCGATAAATCACCGCCGCCTGCTTCGATGCGCCGCCCTGCTGCACCGGCAGACGAACGCGCTGCATCGTTTCCGGCGTGTCGCCCTGAATGAGTTCCGGGTTGTCGACCGTGATCACCGCAATACCGGTTTCAACCGGCTTGACCGCCACAATCGCGCTCTGTGCCTCAAACTGATACTTCGCAGGCCAGGCGTGCGGAAGATAAGGCTCACTGAAATACACGGTGCGGCCAGTGAATCCGCACAAAACCCCGTTCGAGGTCACACACAGCCCCGCCAGATCCTCCGGGGGTGGATTCCAATCCGCCGAGTTGAGCACCCCGAGAAGATCCGATTCCAGCGCAAAATCAATGTAGCTCCCGTCTGCTATGTCCACATCAGCCACCATGCGATAGAGCGTGCCCGCATCCGTTGTGACCGTTCGGTAGATCCGTTTCTTGATGACGTTCAGATATCCCGCCGGTGCCTCTGTCGGCAGGCCCGTTAATACCGCATCCTGCACCGGACTCACTTCAACCAGTTCCGACGGGTCGCTCGGTGCGCTTTCTTCGCCGTAGGCGGTAATCCAGGTGTACACATACACCCGCTCTTTCGTGTAATCGGATGCCCGCGACGTATCAAAGCTCAGCGCAAAGGTCGCTCCGGCGCTGTTCACCTGCGCCATACTCACCAACGCACCGTCCACATAGAGGTCGGTCTGGTTCACATACAGACTGATGTCTGGATAAACTCGCCCCAGATACGTCGGAATGTCGGTGTCGGTGTAGCCATCAAAATAGACAATAAACATGGCGTCCGCTGAAACGCCGACCGCTTTCGCAGGAATCGCTGCCAGACTGTAGTTTTGCCCGGGAATCAGCTCAGTAATATCGACGCCTTCAACCAGATCCCCTTCCTGAGAAACCGTCCCGTCCGGCTCTTCATACTGATACTGCCACGTCCGCGTCCAGCGGATCTCCGTCTTCTGCTGCGACGCAGCAGCCGGAATGACCGTCGGTGCCGGAATCCCCAGCGCAAACGTCCCCAGCGACCCGCGCACCTTGGGCGCGCCATCCCCTGAATAGTACAGCCGGTCAAACGCATCATTGGATACCGGAGACTTCACCGCATCGACCTCTTTTTTCCACGATAGCCACGCTCCGTTGTGCAGATAAATCGTCTTCGTGCCCGCGGAAACCGCCTGAATATCCTTATGCGCCTTGCGCGGCAGAATCTTGCCGGACGCCATCGTGCAGCCATCCGCCACCGATGCATTCACCAACGGCAGAAGCTCCGCGCTCGTCTTCGGGATAATCCCGCTGAATTGTTCAATCGTTATTGCCATACCGCCAGAATCCCGATCATCAACCCCTGCACCGCACCATAGAAAAACTCAGCCAAAGCCCAGGGATTTTTTACCTTGAGCGCGGTCGCGGCTTCCACGCAGAGTGGGAATCCGACCGAAAGAATAAATACTACGCTTAGCACCGGTAGAAGCGGCGTTGCATTCCAGGCGAATAATAGACAGATTCCAGCCCACCACCACGCTCCGCGGATAGAGAGAAGCATTCGGTTCGATTCTTCGTTTTTGTGCTCAATAAGACCTCCGATGAAGTCGCCCCAGCCAAAACACTCCCCGAAAATAAACAGCGGATAACCCAGCAAAAACAGCCAGCCCAGCTTCACCGTCAGCACCACCGCCAGCACGCCACCATACAAGTGCGCACACCAGCTCTTCATCCCCCGAAACCGGTTCAGACAGGCGCATAGCGCAACCAGCGATAAAATGTAAAGTGCGTTGATCATTGCAGCACCTGATAACAAAGAACTTTAACGATGGTTCCGCCTGATCCGGCACTTGCCGATCTCCACTCAATGACTCCTAAAATATCTGTAATGAGGCTAAAGTAACTGATGCTTCCGCTCGCAACAGCAGATGCCGACGTTCCCGCACCACCTGCCGTAGCGCCTGATCCAACCGGCCGCGCAATATCTTCTGTTTGTAAATTGGTCCTAAAGGCAACATAATCAACGGTGCTATCTGTTTTGACGCTTAAATGCACAAAACATCTATTTGTCCCGATCGTTCCGGATAAATCCAAATCAGTAAAAGATGTTGGCATTGATCCAGTAAAAGCTGTTGCTCCGCTATATTGCATTACATAAACTTTTGCCTGCTCCGTAGCAGTACTGTCCGCATACGTCTTGACCGCCGCCGCTGTGGGAATCGCATACGATGCCCCGACAAATGTGGTTTCAATCGGAATCTCGGATGCCGCCCCCGAGTTGGTGCTGATGTTCCCAACCAGTGTTTTTCCGCTTAGCGTTCCGATTTTTGAAGGCGCAAGGGTTTCCGCGGAAATCTTATCGCCAGTAATCGACCCGTCACTGTAATCGTCCGTCTTGAGTCCTCCGACCGCAACCGAGATGTTCCCGTTCGTGTCGATCGCAAAAGCCAAAGCATCAAACGTGGCAATATCCAGCTTTCCGGTTCCAACCGTTCCGCTAAGCCGCAAGACCAGATTGGAAATATCTCCCCGCGCAACCGTCAGATCTAATGCGTTTTCAACAGCCTTTTCATCCACATATCCGCGCTGTTCCTGCCGGTAGTCTTCCAGCAGTCCCGCCGTCACCCAGAGTTCTACCCGGTCGTTTCGCGCAAAGACCAAAGCCGCCGTGTTATCCTGCGCCCGCTCGATCGTGAGCGTCTTGGTTTCCGTATCGCAGGCCGTGACTTTGACAATCTCTTTGGCTCCGTCGCTGGTGCGCAGCAAAACCAGATAATAATACTCGTTTGTGCTGGTGATCGTGGGAAAGTTCGTCACAACCGAAACCGTCAGCTCGGTGTCATTGGTCGCCAGTCCGTCTGTCGCGGTAATGATAGCCCGCGCAAAATTCTTAATCAGTGCCTGATCCGGATAGGTGTACGCATGAACTGTGCACGCCGGCATCCAAAGCGCACTCAGGCACAATAAAAAAACCGCTTTCATCTTTCTGATTTCATATTTCATATTTACTCCCCAATCCCCGGCTGTCCGCCGAATCCCATTTCACCCATTCGCTGTTCGCCGACCGGTATCACATCATCCGGGCTGACCGTGTGCGCCTCGCCGATCTCCAGCGCCTGCCAGACCGCCTCGCCGATCATCAAGCCTGTATTCCGGCTGCTCATGCAACCCCCGCAAACGCTTCGCGAAGCGGAAAACGGATCTTGGTCTGCACCGTCTGCCGCTTCCCGTCAAAATCTAGATAAACCTGCCCCTCATACACATAGCCGACGGTCAGATCATCCAGCCAGCTTCCGCCGGCTTCTTTTGCAAAACTCAGCAGCAAGAGCGCATCCGCCCCGTCGCCCACCTTGGTCAGCGCAATGTCGGCCAGCGTGATTTCTGCCCCCTGCTCCCGGAACAGCATTCCAGCCGTTACCGTAGAGTTTGCCAGATCGGCAATCGGCGCATCCTTGTTCGCATCATCAATCCGGAACTGTATCAGTGGACGGCTATCCCCCTTCACCAGTGCTATCGTTAAAAATTTCATACGTGGAAGCTCCTCGTTGTACTTCTGAGCGGGACGTTCTTGCGGTCGCGGACCGCTTCATTCTTGGCATCCAGCCTCCCGTTTTGATAATTCTGCGCCTCAATCAGCGCCCCCTGCCGGTCACTCCAGCGCTTGTTCGGTATCATCTTGAGCGTGTTCTTTGCCCGCGCTCCAAACACCTCCGCCCAGCGCTCCAGCAGGTGTTTTTCCAAGGTTTGGAAGTTTTCGACCGGTTGCAGAATCACCCGCACTTCCAGCGCGTTCACCTGCGTGACAACCGGAGCAGCCGTCAGCTCAATGCCCTGCCCGTCATCCGTCAGGCTGTATTCATGCGACTCCAGCAGCCGGCCGTCAATTTTTACCCAGAAAATCGAGCTGACTTCCACCTCTTCCGGAACCTGATCGAGCGGATAAATTGCAACATTTTTAATCAGAGTAATCGGGTCGAGCGTCGCCCGGAACCATTGCGTATCCCGGCAGAATTTCAGCACGGCCTTGCGCACATGTTTCAGAATCAGCGGAACCGGACAGCCGGGCACTTCATCCGGGCTCACCTCATCCAGCATCTCCTCAAGGTCGACAAACTCAAACTCGTCAAAAGTCGCCATATCAGACTCCGTTTAAAAATAGGCTGTAATAGCCCTTTGCCAGTGCACCGGTCTCCGGATCTTCATTGTCCCGGCTCAGGCAGCGAAACACACAGTAGTTGACCAGCTGTGCGTCATAGACCGGATCCAAATCAATGTCCTTATTCGCCAGCAGATCGCCGGGATACCGCCGCACAATTCCGGAAACATAAAACGCTTCCGGCCGCAGGCCGAAGAGCTGCTTCCGCCCTTCGTTCACCCACAGCAGAAGCGTAGCCGGTGTCCAGCGATACTCATCTCCTGCATCGCCATCGCCACCCACCGCGTCGGTAATCAGATCGCGGACCGCGTTATCAAAGTCCGCGATCTTCATTATTCACCGCCTTTGGCAGCTTCAAGCCGTTCGGCAATCACTGCAAGCACGCGCTCAATCAGCTTCGGACTTCCGATGTTCGGAGCAAATTCAACGTCCAGCTCGACCGCTTTGGCTTCCAGCTCTGCGCGCTCCATCTTTTCGAGCAGCACTTTGTAGTCTTCCAGCGTCAGCACTTCCGGCTCTTTGTCGCCTTTGTCGCCTTTGCTTACTGGCGGAGCGGGCGGCTGAACGCCCGCGCCGTTCGCCATAACTTTACCGTCTTTGTCGCACGGTGCCATTCCAGGCACAACGGACAGCGCATCGGTGTACATAAATTTTGCGCCGGTTTCCGTGTTGATGAGATATGCAGGTTTTTTCATTGTTCTCTCTCTGTTTTGGTTTTTTTCAATAAATCCTCCCGCATGACGCGGGAGGATTCACACACTCAACGCAACGCTTTACGGCACCACATTGACCAGAATCACCGTCACGTCGATTACGCCGGTTGAACCCGGGGCATCGTCGAAATGCAGGCCGATCGAGGTCTGTTCGGTGTACAGCTTCCCGGCGCTGTAGCCGGTCGTTGCAACGGCCGTCACAACCGTCTGGGTGGACATAACCGGCGAAACAGCAGAAACCACGGTCTGCGTCCCGATGGTTTCAGCAACAGCAACCGTCTGGGTCACCATGGTTGCAGACCCGTCACTGTCATAAACAATATCCGCAAACGTATTGCTCATGACATACGGAACGTCAGCACTGGTTACGGTGTTGCTTGAAATATACTCAACATCAGATGATGTCAGCGTATAAGCCACCTCCGTCGTGACCAGTCCGGCTTCGTTCGTTGCCGAAACATTGGAAAAGTAGCCCGACGCATTGTCTGCATCGCCCACATCAAACGTCACGTCATTCGTCGCAGCCGTCACCACTTCATACTGAACCGCCAGCACCTTGCAGCCGGCCGGAATGCTGATCAGGTTCACCGTGTCGTTGCTGGCAACAGCGGTAGCACTCAGATCAAGCCGCGGTGCCTTCAGCAGATATGCCTGACCCGATCCCTTCACCGGCAGGCCATACCCGCCGACGGTCAGATCCGTAGTCGCGCCGAACGCCATCACGCCGGACAGAACAAACAGCGCCATCAGCGCCGCCATAAATTTCATTAAACTTTTCATGATTCTTTTCTCCCTTTACGTTTCAGAATCCGGAGCGGGGTTTTCCCGCTCCGGGGGTTTCATCAGGAATCCGCGCCCTGATAAGCGTGCGCATGAACCAGCGCGGTCGGCTGCACAACCTTGCGGCCATACACATATTCGCCCTTGGCAAAACTTCCGAACCCTTCGGTTCCCAAATCACCCGCTTTTTCATCGGTGATCTGTGCGGCGAAACTGATCGCCGATTTGTGCCCGGCAATGATTTCCGTGCAGGTATGCGTGTCAACCGTGGTCGCCAGCAGGTTGCTCTTGTAGATGGTGAAACCATCCAGAACGCCCAGGCGTCCGTTGACCATCACTGAGGTGTTATCCCCGCGCATGGAAGCATCCGCATAGTCGCTGTTCTTGATCAGCTTGGTCATCCACGGCGGGAGAACCGCATAACGGTCTTCATCCGGAATGTCCTGCTCATCCAGCACCTGGTTGAGTTCCGTCAGGAACTGCCGCACATTGGTTTTGGTGATCGCCAGCGGAGCCCCGGTGGAACCCAGGTTAATGCTCGCGGTTTTATTACCCGCCGTTGCGCCGGTGTTGGCCGCGTCAACCTGCGAATAAACATAACCCAGCACTTCTTCGTCAGTAGCAATCTTCATCTGCTTACCGGCAACCATTGTCCAGTTCGCCATGTAGTCATGGTCGCTCTGATACTTGTCGATGCTGTCGATCATGAACGCCCAGTAATCGGCCTGATCAATGTACATCGTCTGAACCGCAGGAACGAGATTTTCAATCTCAATCTTCTGGCCCTTGATGCGCTTGCGAATCGTGATTACCGGCTCGCCGACAATCTCGACCTTATCGCCCTGCTTGGCGATATCGCCTTCATAATCCGTGTTGCAGATCGCTCCGCAGACGGTGGAGGCATAGAATGCGGCCAGTATTTTACCGGCTCGCACGACGGAGTTAATCACTCCGGAATATTGCGGATAACCCACGGCATTATTAATAGGCATAACCTTTTCCCTTCTTCACTTCTTCTTGCAGCGGGCTGTCAGGTTCCTATTCAGCCGGCGGATCATCCGCCGACTGGCATCATCCCTTGACGATGCGCCCTTCAGCAGCCGCTGCCGTAATTTCCTGATCCATCCGAACCGCCTTTTCCGGATTATTCCGGAACCGGCCCTTCGTCATGTCTTCGTAGAACGCACGCACCTGCGACTCGGTATAAACCGGCTTCTCAACCGGCCTCCCTTCGCCACCCGTTACCGGACGGGGAACGGCCAATTCATTCAGGTCATGCTTGGGAACACGTCCGTTGATTTCATCGACATACGCATTGAAGATTTCCGCGCAGCGCACGGCATCCAGCTGCCGTTCAGCAGCTCTCAGAAGCGCAAACTTCGTCTGTCCCGTCAGCGGGATGGTTTCATTCAGCCAGGCATGAAATGCTGGATCCTGATTCACCTTCGCAACGGTCGGACAGAGCCCGGTCAGTGTTCCGATAAACGCCTGCCGATCGCTCGACTGGAGCTGATCTCTGAGCTGATTCAGCTCCTGCGCGCTTTCTGCCCGCACCTGCTGAATCATCTTGGCAGTACCGCCTACAACCTCTTCGCCGAGTTCTTCGCGCTCTTCTTCACTCAGCACCTGCGACAGATCATCAATCCGCTTTACCGGCGGCGCAGTTTGAGTTTTCTCAAGCTCCGCTCTCAGTTCACGGTTCTGAGCCATCAATGCAGGAACCTCCGCGTCGTATTTGCCTTTCAGCGTGTGATACATCGCTTCCCAGTTCGGATTGCCTGCAATCGGCGGCACTTTTGGTGCCACAATAGCAGGCTCCGGAGGCTGTTCAGCTCCGATGTCCAGCGCAGCAGCAGGCGGATTTTCAACAACGGGAGCTTCAACAGGAGCTTCCACTCCAGCGCCCATCATCTTCATCACCTGCTTCGGCAGTTTTACGTTTTTATCGGTCGTCATCTTCGTGTTCCTTTCCTCTCGGGTTTTGCCAGTCTCCCTCGGGCTGGTTTCAAAGGTTTCGTCCGGTCTCTACTTTTCAGCAGTCTTCCGTCTTCAGTCCTCTGTCCACCGTCTCCTCGGGGCTTTTTCTTATTCCGGGGGTCTTGCTTCCGCTTGGTCCGGTCTCCCTCGGGCTGTTTCAGTTGATCCATCCGCAGAGCGGTTTCAGTTTCCTGATTCCTGACCTCTGACTCCTGATCTCTGCCAACGTCTCCTCGGGGCTCGTCTTCCGCCTCCACTCATCCGGTCTTTACTGCAGTCCGGCATCTGCTATCGGCTTCCGGGACGAATCCCGGCTTTTCCAAATTCTTCCAGCATCTCTTTCAGAGCCGCCGCGCGGCCTTGCACCTGGCCCAGCTCCTGAATGCCGGTAACGCTGTGCAGGTGAACATTCGCCTCATCGAGCTGCTTCTGCTTCTCTTCCGCGTAGGGAACGGGGTTCCCCAGGCTCAGCTGCTCGATCGCTCTGACGTTCACACTCATCGGTTTCCTTAAAGCTCCAGACAGAAAAAGGGGCGATACAGCTGCACGGCGCCGTATCGCCCCTTTTCAGAAAATTCTCACCGGATAGCACCCCGTCGGGCGGTTACCCAATGCTGTCTAAAATCGTTTTAAATTCTCATTTAAGTCCTCTGACTTCTGATCTCTTATTTAACGGCCTCTTTTGTAGCCACACCAAAAACCCATGTCAATCATTTATTGTGCAGGATTCTTCCCGGCAACCACCACATCTTGAGGTTTCCCGGCCTCTCCGCCCGGCGCAGGCAATGCACCTTGCTCCGGTGCAGGCTGTCCGCCACCGGCGGCAGGCGGCATCTGCGCAACTTTCAACCGATCGGCCAGCTCTTCCTTCGTCGGAACAATGCTGTTCTTTGGATAATCCAGCGTGGCTTCCTGCTCTTCCAGCTGTTTGCGCCGCCCTTCCAGACCGACAATCTCTGCGTCCACCGGATTCGCCGTTTTCGCCAGAAAGTCCTGACGCCGCAGAAACATGCTTTCTTTAACCACCTGACCCATCGCTCCGCGCGCCTTGACCTGTACGTCCCCTTTCACGCTATTGTCCGGATGATACAGCATGTTGTGGAACCAGATCCGCTTGACCGTCGGGCGCAGAATGTCCGAATCCATGTGGCGTAGAATGCTTCGCAGTCCCTTGGCCGCATTGTTCATCAAAATAGAAAGTCCGCCCACCGTATCCGCCGCACCGCGGTTATTATCCGAGCCGTACGCAAACGGCGGAATGCCCGCCCGCTGATCCGCCTGCTTCTTCACCCGCTCAATCTGCTGCTCCAACTGCACAAAAATCGCCGCCGGCTGAAAATGCTCAATCGCCTTGCGAGCCGCATTCGAGGCCCCGGGAGGCATTCCCTTCGTCTGCCAAATCTTGCGCGGATAGCTCCCGGTGATCTCCTGCCCGTCCGCCATCTGTGAAACATCCACAATCGTCTGCGGACCGGAAGCCTCCGCCGCATTCGTGGAGGCCGCTCGCGCATAACCGTTTGCCTTCTTCTGGTCTTCACGGATCACCTGCGGAATCCCTTTGCCCCAGATCGATCCCGGACGCAACCGGTACGATCCCGCCGATACGTTCCATTCTCCCAGCGGATTCGTGTTCAGCCGCGCCATAATGCACTCGCTGTCACACTGCCACGCCAAAATCGGATAATACCGGTTGTCGTCCAGTTTCTGCGTAAACCCAAACTCCTTCAACAGTTTTCCAGCGACCTTTCCCGAAAATTCACAGACTTCAATCACCCCGTCAAAACTCATCAGCTCGCCATAGCGTTTTTCCAGCCGGGCCCGAACCTGATCCTGCGGCGTCAATTCGCCGTGCCCGCTCACTCCGTACCGCTCCAGAACACGGTCGATCGCATCATCATTGAACCCGGGAACCCCCTTAAACGCGCTCAGGGCCGACGGCTCAAACCGCATCCGCTCAAACAGATAGCCCTCATTGATCCGCTTCGTCTGCGGACTCGGGAACATGTCCAGCGGACTCGGGGCATACCATTGCGGCTTCAAGATTTCTCCAACCTTTGGAACCGGGCCGTCCTTGTCGACCGTCCACTCCAGCTCCTCATCCCGGTAAATTACCGGGCCTTTCAGCCAGGCCGTCGGAAAAATCGCCATATCATTCACAACCGTCAGCAGCGCTTCCCAGAATCCGCCCTCAATGAACTGATCCGATATCAGCTTGTTCATCGCATCCGCGCGCTCATCCGCCTCCACCTTCACCTGCTGTTCAACCGCCATGCGCAGCTGCTGCGCCATCTCAAAAATCTCATCCGGCTGAGGCGCAATCCCCGTCTGCTGAATATGCGCCTGCACCTTCTGCATCACTTTCTGAATAATCATCTCCACCACATTGTCCGGCATATCCGGCAGCGGCGTAGCGTCCAGTGAATAAATATTGCCCTCCGGCAGATTGAGCATGTCCTCAATCCAACTGACCGCATTCGAGCAGATATCCCCGGTAATCGGCTCAAACACCAGCGGCTCATCCTGCTTCGCCAGAATCGCCTTCTGCGTCTCCGAATACTGCCCCTCATTCGTCAGCAGACTCTCCGTCAGTTCATCATCCACCCCGGACAGCATCCGGTTGTGAACCGCCCGATCCCATAGCCGTTTTAAATGCGAGGAAAGCCGCGAGACCGGAACCTCTTCAATTTGGTTCAGCTGATCATCCAGCTGCTGCAACGTCTCCACATCGCCCGTCGGGCCCACCCGCACATCCCCGATGCGCATATTCGGACCCGAAAGATCCGTCATATCCAACGCGCCAGAAGGCTGCACCGGTTCTGTTCCCGTCGCTGATTTCGTTTCCATAACTTCGGCCTTTCAAACAAAAAGGGGCAATACAGTCCTTGCGGCTCCGTGTTGCCCCTTAAAAAATAATCACCGGCAGAACCCCGTCAGGTCCTCATCCGGTGCGCTGGTTGTTTTCTGTTTCATTGCGGCGTTCCAGGTTCCAGAGTTCATCCTTCATCTGTCATACTTCGTCCCGCGCCTCTTTTGTAGCCATATGCCTATGCACTCAAACCCCTAATGTCAATCTTTTTTGAAGTCATCATCATACCGGCAGCAAGAAGGATTCTCCGGAAACCGGACAGCAGGGATTGTCTCCTGCTCCAAATACAGCGCCTTCATAATTCGGTGCCTGCCGTCCATCAGCTCCCCGTCTTCATCTAAAATAATCGGATGGCTTAAATCTGCATCCATCGCCGCCTTGAAGTGCATCACCAGCTCGCGCAGCGTTACGTCATACTTCACAAAAACATTCAGGTGCTTCAACGGAACCTCCATCACCGGCAGCTTCGCCGCCAGCTGATGCAGCCGCGCGATCGACCAGTGAGCTTTCCCCAGGTTGCACATCTGCGTTTCCGGCCCCGTCCACACCGGATAAAGCCGCTCGCTTTTCCGAACCTTGGAAACTTTTTTGGCCGGCACCTCTCGCGCTACAGCGCGACCCGTCTTTACCGTCTTTTTCATACCTCGCAAACCTCCCATTTCAATTCCCAGCCTCCACCGCCGAACCAACGCGGTCAGCTTTTACCACGCAATCTGCGTGGCCGCTGCCGCGACTGTTGGAATTACAAAGCTTTTCAGTGATGTTGAACTCCCAATGATCACACCACCCCGTTAATTCAGTGATATACCCCGCTGATCCGGTCAACATCATTTGCGCGGCCACCCGCCGCGCTAAACCGCAATCCTCCCGCCCCGCGCAACCGGACGTGCCCGCACCGTCTGCGACGTAATCTTCGACTCCACCGGCGTCGTCACCATCAGCGCTCCATACTGAACCCCGTCCGACACATGGCTGAAACGGTTCTTAATCGGCTCATCATGATAGCGCTCTTCCTGACCGCTCACCGCCACACGGCCAAACTGATACCCGCCCATGAACGCCTTGCGCACCGTCGGTGCCTTCGGGCCGATCACAAAGGCAGGCTCTCCGCCGCGCGCCATCGTTGTCAGGAATCCGGCCACTGCCTCGCGCCGGGCAATAAAGCTGTTCGTATGCGCCGGCATCGCCATAAAGCCCTGCTTCGCCAGCTCTTTCAAACAGGTCTCTTCATCGCTCACCTGCGAGCGCTGCAACCCAGCCGGATCGCCATAGATCACCACCGGATGACCCGGATAATGATTCGACAAATGCGGACGCAACGCATCGCGCGCAAACTGGCGGATCCCCATGCTGTCACTGATCAGCTCATCGATAATGCGTAGCTGACCATTCGGCAGCAGCTGCATAATCGCGCAGGCCGGAGTCAGTCCAAAGTCCATACCGACAATCAGCGGAATACCGGGAAAGACCTCCAGCGGTTCCGGGCAGTAATGCAAACCGTCCACATACTCCGCCCACACCGGCTTGCCGGTAAACACCGTCCCGTAGTCGCCCTTGATGTAAACATTGATCCACTCCTTCGTCTTACCCTGCGCCATGTTCGCCCAATAGCCGTACCCGCTGTTCTGGAACTGCGCATACGTCGCCGCCGGATTCGGAATCAGATAATCCCCCGCCTCAATCAGCGCCGCCGGCTGGCGGTACAGCGTCCAGCCCTTCGGCTTCAGCGTCTCAAACGTCTCATAAAACCGGCTGTCCGTATCCGGCGCATTCGTATCCATCAGAATGCACGGCCGCGTCGCACCGCCGCGGTACTTCGGCGGATACCGGTCAATACGCGCATCCAGATGTTCAATAATAGCCCACGGCAGTTCAGACGCCTCATTCACCCAGGCGTTCGTCAATTCCAGACTCTTCAGCTTGCTCACATGATCCGGCCTGTCCAGCGCCAGAAACAGCACCTCCCAGCGCAAAACCGTCCCGTCCGGCAGCAGCTGATTCGTCCGCCCGATAATCGGCGCATCATACTTGATTGGCATAAAGCTGTCCGGAATCCACTCCTGCCACGTCTTAATCGTCGTGCTCTTCAACTCCGGATACGTATTGCGGATCACCGCCGTGCGCACATCGCGCACCCCCTTAAACGGCTCCTGCTCCTGTGCCAGCATCAGCAAATCCATCACATCGCCGGTACTCTTCCCGCTACCGTACGGACCCATTACCGCCTTCACGCGGCTATGACGATCCGCATGGAAATCCGCCAGCGTATCCTCCGGAAAATATTGAATAATCCGCCCTTCACTCATGCAATCACAAACCCTCCGTGTTGGTTTTTTCCGTGTATTCAGGCTTCAAGTTTCAGCTTTCTCTCAAACCTTCTTCCCCGCCAGCGCCGCAAACGGATCCGGCTTCTTCCCGCTCACCTTCCGGTACCGGGCCTGATCCGCCGGCGTTCCCATAATGGGAACCCGCAGATTCGGGTCTTTCAGCTGCGCCCGCGTCTGCTCATCGTGTTCAAGCCGCTGACCCGTATGAATATGAATCTCCGCCGGAACCAGCGATCCCTCTTTGTACACCCCGTCCATCTTGTTCAGCTCCTGAATCGCCTTAATCGGGTCGTGCAGCTGAAGGTCAACCATCACCGCCGGAATCTTCGGCGGCGGACCCGTCCCGTCATGCTCCGGATCCGGAATCATAATAATCTGCGCGTGCGCACTCACTGCGGACTTAATGCTCTCATCATCAAAAAGAAGCTGTCCGCCTTGCAGAGAAATCCCGCGCAGCGCCCCCGAGTTCGCCTGCCCGATTTCACTCAGCCGCGCCTTCCGCGCCGCCACACTCATCAACGCATGATCCGTCTTATTGCGAGCCTTCTTGTCTGCCTTCTCGTTCAGCTTTTTGATCTCAGCCAGAATCTTAGGCATCTTTAGGCACTTCGCCGCCTGAACCGATCGCGTGGCATAATTCCCCCGGCTGCCTGCCGCCTCCATCGCTCCGGCTCCGTTGCAACATCCTTGCATCACGTAGTTTAAACAGAAATTTTTCTGGATTTCAGTCAGGTCTGAACCCGGTGTTTTTGCCTTTGCGCGTACGCCCGCGCGAGGCACCTTACCTAACTTTGCTGACGGCTTCTTGCTCATTTCGATCTATTCCATGCTCCCGATCTTCCCCATCTGTCAAGCCTCTTTTGGTGCCACTTCGGTAAGGGCATTCTTCATGGGTGCCCAAAGCTCGCCCTGCTGCGGACGGCGGAAAAACTCGAGCGCCGCCGACAACCTAGCCGATGAAATCCCGCAATACTCCGCCTCGCGCTCAGCCCCGACAAACCCGAAACCTTCCAGCACCGCCGCCTTGCCAGTCGACCCACTCCCGCAAAACGGATCAAACACCGTTCCGCCCGGCGGCGTCACCAACCGGCACAGCCACCGCATCAAATCCGTCGGCTTCACCGTCGGGTGATTGTTCGCTCTCATAATCTTTTTGTGCGGGTCACTCTCACTGAACCCGCGGCCTGAATCGTTCTTGATTCCGGATTCTTTGAGGTCAAACCCATTCAGTCCTTCTTCGCGGTCAAACTTGCTCGCCTTCGCGCAATAGAAAAACCGCGCCGCGCTCCCGGTGTCACCGCGCGCAGCGAAGGGAACCCGCTCAAAGGTTCCGTAGCAAGCCGCATCACCCGTCTTGCTCGGCTCACTCCCGCGCACCGCTCCGCACTGCCCGGAACTCTGCGGAAAACAAGCCACCACCTCATCACTCCCATCATGCACCAGATTTGCCGGCCAGCGGCCAACGCCAAAACGGGACAATCCCGTTTCGCCCTGAACCAATCCGTTGCTTTTAAATCCGGGGGCATTGCGCACAAGCGGGTTGCTCTCTGTCACTCCTGGCACCCTACACCCATCCACATTGATCGCCCCGGTCCCAAACTCTGCCACATTGGCGGCCACCGTGCCCTCAAGCGGCTTGCGCGCCACCGTAATCGGCTCAAAGGCCGGTTTCAGCGCCGTGCCCCAGCCCTCACGATCGCCATGCAGATTATGGCTCTTCGGAAACCCGCTGCCGAATACCCACATGATCGTGTCACGGATCTCAAAGCCGGCATCCTCCACCCCGCAAACCATCCGGTGAAACGTCCGCGGACTCGAAAAGCTCAGCAGGTGTCCGCCCGGCTTCAAAATCCGCAACGCCTCAACGCACCACACCCGAGTCCACTCCTGAAACGACTGATTTGCCGTCAAACTCCGGTCATACTTCCCTGCCTCAGCGGCGATCGAATTATGCCCACCGTTTTTCCCGGCGCGCTCATCAGCGTCAGAACAGCGCCGATACTCACCGCGATTCGCCGTCCGCGCCACAATATCCGCCCCGTCCCACGCCTTGCCCATAAACCGGATACCATACGGCGGATCCGTCACCACGGCATCCACTGAATCCGGCGGCATCAATCGCATCACCTCCACGCAATCGCCCTGCCAAAGCCGTACGGGCGGTATACATCCCGCCCCGCCATCCTCAAAAATCGGCCTTCTGACCCCTGATCTCCGTCCTCCGACTTCAGTCATCTGTCGTCCCTCCCTCGCGCCGCCGGCGCGGCCCCCATCGGCCTGTAAACATCCGCCTGCCGCTTAATCCGGCTCTGGAAGATCGCAACCCAGCTCTTCCACCCCTGCCGCTCAATCCGGTCCGTAATCGCCTGATCCAAGCACGTCCGCCAAATCGTCTCCGCAATCTCCGGCCCGATAGCCGGGTCTTCCCGCAACTGCGTCCACTTCCCCCGCAGCGCCACCGCGCTCGACGGCTGATTCGCGCTCCGCTTCGCCTGCCAGCCTGGGCACTGGCTCAAAAACTCAACCGACGCCGCCAGCGGGTCAGAGCACCGGTACGCATCCCCCGGCTCCACGAGGCCGTAAGGGCTGGCTTCATGCCCGCCCTCATTCCGCAAAGCATCCGGCGGACTGCCGGAGGCGCTGCGAGTCCCAGAGCGCTCAAAATGCGATCCCTCATGAACGGCGGCCGCGCCGCTCTCCGGGCGGCAAAAAGCCGTCCTACCCGAACTGAAAGGCGGCTTTCCCTCTCCGGTTCGCTCAAAATGCGAACCGCCCTGAGAACCCACCAAGTGGGCTGCGCTCGCCTCTACCGTCCCCCCTCCAACTCCAGCTGAATCCAGCTGGGGATGTATCCCCATCTCTGTCTCTGGATCTTTCTCTGGTTCTGTCTCTATGGGAAATTTCCCATCCGGGAAATTTTCCTCCCCATCTCCAGCCTCTTCTGGTGGGGCATCTCCAGATCCAGAAAATCCAACACCAGCGGGGGCGGGAGAGGCGAGCGCAGCGAGCGCAACGAGACCCTCCCGGTCGCGGGCAAGAACCCCCTCGGACAGCAAAAACTGAAAAAAACGTTTTTGGGTTTTCGGATAACCACCCCGCGCCGCCTTTATAAAGGAAAGCACATCGCCCTCTGTAACCACCTCTTTTCCGGTGCGGGCAAACAGCTTCTCCAGATGCGGACGGAACGCCACGGCCTCCCCAGCCTCCTTTTCCTCTGCCCGGCTCCGCTTACGGCTACCGTCCGCGCTTGCGGGCATCTCCTGATCGTCGCGCCAATGCAGCAGTTTCACAAAGCCCCGTTCCAGCGACCGCTGGCATATCTGCTCCGCCCGCGCCAGCAACTGCAGGCGGTGGACAATCAGTGCCTCGGCCGCTTCATCCCCTCGGGAAAGGATAAACGTCAGCTTATCCACGGCCAGCTTATCGCCGGACTCCGAGCACAGCACGCCGGACTCATGCCCGCGGTCTGTGCTTCCCGTCATGCACTCCAGGCGCTTCAACAAACCCAGCGCATCATCCGGAAGGCTCCAAACCAGCTGATCCCGTAAAATCCGGTCATGATTCGTCTTATGCCACCACTTCCTATTCCGGCTCACAAAATCCCCCTGTTATCTGCCGCTACAGCGGCACCTCTTATAAGGAAAGAAAAAATCATCCCGCCGAACCAACGCGGTCAGCTTTTACCACGCAATCTGCGTGGCCGCTGCCGCGACTGTTCGGCTTCTCATCCACCTGATTCGCTATCTCCAGCAAAACATCCGCATGACACGGCTGATCCAGCCGGCACCAGCACACCAGATTCTTCCCGCGCAGCTCGCGGCGGATATCCTCTTCAGTAAAAAGACAAGGCCGAACAATGCCCGCAGCATTAAGATCTTGCGTCAACCAGCGGCGAAACAGTTCAACCGCTCGCTTCACCGTCGCCGGTTCTTCCTCGTCAAAATCATAAATCACCCACGGATCAAGAATCTTGCGCCGATGCGACGCATCGCAGAACAGATCCGTGTTCTTGCCCATCACCCGGAATGGATTACCCCACTTCGTCCCGCGACTCACGCAAACCGTATTCTCCGGCATCTTCCAACCCTTGGAACGTTTCCGCTGAATCCTGATCGGCGTCATTCCGCACCGACTTCCGGCCACTCATGCCACCGCTCACCGTCCAGAACATCTCCGCCGCGACGCCCGCTGATGCCGGAACCTTTTCCAAGCTCTCCGGACAGGGCACTTCCCCACTGCTTAAAGAAAAACGGCACATCCGCCAGATTCGCCTGATCTCTGAGCGACCGCGCCCATTTCGGATTCATCGGACGCGCTCCGGGGCCGGACTCTCCTCCGCAGATGATCCAGTGCAGCATTTGCTTATCCAGCGGCACATGCCAATGTCCGCGATTTGGATAAGTGCCAACCATTTCTCTTCGGCAGTCCGGAGCACAAGGGTCGAGCGCTTCACCAAGGTTTAGCGCTTCCAGCATCGGCTCACACGAAATGAATCGCACCGCCGCAGGCGTGCGCAGCAGATGCGGAATGCGCTCATCCGCCGCCGACTGATTCTCAGCCGTCACGCCCAGCCACACATTCGGCAGCGGCATTTCTAAACATCCGTGCCGATCCCCAAGAGCTGCTGGAATCTCATTAATCGCGCGGCATATAGCCGCGTCCCCTTTTGTGCTTTTTGTGGCTAAATATCTTTCCATCCGCTCTGCCCGCTTCGTCAGCACAATAAACAGGTGTTGCGGACAAAGCGCCATCACGGCGAAAACGCGGTCGATCCATTCGTCCGGCGTATTCTCGTGGAACAGGTCACCCATCGAATTGACAAAGATTGCCCGCGGCTTCTTCCAGCTCGGCGGCTTCTCAAGCACCGCATCAAGCAGTTCCGTTTTGCCATTCCAAAGGCCCGTTGTGTCCGTTTTGTCCGTATATCCCGCCGCACCCATAGCGGCCAACCTCTTCGCCATCCGCTCGGCGTAGCAATTCCGGCACCCCTCCGAAATATTCGAGCATCCGACAATCGGGTTCCACGTCTGCGGCACATACCCCGGAATATTCAACCATCCAATTCCATGTTTCTTCATTTCAAACCTCCAAAAGTACGGGCGGGGTTCATCCCCGCCCTATTCATCAAGCCGCATCCAGATTCAGAATCTCGCGCGGACCCGCATCCGTCGCCGGGCCCACCACCCCGCGCAACTCCAGCAAATCCATCAGACCGGCCGCACGGTTATAGCCAATCTTCAAACGCCGTTGCAGACCCGACGTGCTCGCACGCTTCGTGGCCTTGATTATCTCGATCGCCTGCGCATACAACTCCGCATCCTCGGCGGGAACAGATGCCACCACCTTGCCCTCGGCATTCTTCTCAACCCGAAACACCTCTTTTCCGCCGGTACTGATCGATACCGAACCTCCCTTTTCCAGCGAACCGCCAAACGCCTTCACCGCGCGGTCCGCCACTGTTTTTGGGCCTTTTTGTGCTTTTTGTGGCAAACTCGCCTGCCGATCCAGAGCCTTCATTAGCCGATTGTGCTTGCGCTTCAACCGGCTATCCGCCGTCAGAATCTTCTGCAGCTGCCACTTCTCAACCGCATCATCCAGTTCCGCAGCCTTCAACGTGCGCATGTCCAGAAACACCTTAAATGCCCCCAGCCACATCCGGCGGAAATCATCCAGATAGCCCATGCGCTCATCAAAACGGCTCGCCGCGTCCAAAGATTCCCCTTTCGGAAGCTTCATTCCCTTAAACAGCCAGCCATCGGCATCCACCGTAAACGTCCAAACCAGATCATTCACCGCGAACGTCACCTTAGCCTGTTTCAACAACTTGCCATCCTCCAACGCGCGCAGGCTCTCATCGCCCATTGTGGCCCGGTCTCCCTTCACCGTCACACGGTTGATCGGAGAATCAGAATCCACCGGATGCGCCAGCACCAGCGGACCCTCCAGCATCACCGCCATCGATCCGCCGTCCGGCAAATCAAAATCCTGACCCGCTGGCGATTCGCTCAGCATCCAAAGCCAGGTCAAAAACTCCCGCGCCGTCTGAAAATCAAACATCTCCTGCTGGCCGCCCGTTCCCGACTTCATAGGCTTCAAATCCCGCACTTGAACACTGTGCTCCACCAGCGCCGCTTCATCCGCACTCAGATCCGCCAGCTTCGCCCCCGGACACGCCCGCGCCGTATTCAGATAAAGCACATCGGCCGCGGCATCCGACATTGCCGACGTGTACACCACGCCGCTCATCCAATCAAAAACCGACTCCATCCCCGTCAGGGCCACCGGCGCCTCCGGAATCAGCCGCTCCATCACCTGCTGTTTAAGCTCTGCGCACTTCGACCGATTGCAATACTCCCGATGTTCAGCCGCCATCCACAACTCGATCTCCCGTTTGATCTCAGCCTTCATACGCGCCGCGGGAAACTTCCTTTCCGCCCGTACCAGATTCAGCCGGACACGGTGCCCGCGCTCCGCCTTAGAAAAATCACGGTCCAGCAAATGCGCCGGGCCCGCCCAGCCCACCACCGTCTCCGCCACGATCGAATCCAGTGCCGGAAGCGTCTGCTCCACCGCACCGGCCAGCAACCGCTCGCAATCTGCGCCCCGCAAATACATCATCCGAAAACTCACACTCCCTGAATCAAAACTAATCTCATACTCCTTTCGTTTATTTATATGGACAGTCATCACACATCGGAGCTGAGGTCGCCTGCGCATCCGTCGAAATCTCAAACCGAATCGGCTTTCGTATATCCATGTTTTTCATCCGAAACCCAAGCACACCACCGGGCTCTGATTTTTCAGCCTGAATAAACACCTCAGCATCACCATGAAGAGCAATCAGCTCATAAAGATTCTCCATCACCACACTCGCCTTCATTTCACGGTCTCCTTAGTTTCCTTCGTTTCCTCTGTGTGAAAAATCCCCTCCAAAAACACCCGGCAATCCGGAACCGCCACCGGCTTTGTCGCTTTCCACTGCCCGCATTCCTTCCCCAAAACTCTGAACTCTGAACTCACCAACTCTCCAAACCCGCAATACCAGCACAGCCCAGGCAGCCGCGACTCATGCAAAATTGGTTTTTCCATTTCCATAAATCCGTTCTCTGCCGCTACAGCGTCAACTTCACCTCAAACAGCCCCAGCCGCCCCTTCATCGGAACCGGCTCCGCCAGATCCAGCGCATCCGAAATAAGCCATCCCACCGGCCCAAAAAACCATGGGCTTTTAGTCAGCGTTGGCGCTTCGCCTTTCAAATACAGTTCATCATTCACAGCGCCGCCAAAAATCGCCGCGCCAACAATCGCGCCCAGCGTGAAATCTGCCCGCGCCGGGATCTTATCCATCGAAAGGCCCAGCGCCTCATGATTCGCCAGAATCCAGCGATACCCCTGAAGGTCAAACTTCTGGCTCGCATGAATCAAAAACGAATCACCCGCCTTCAGCAGTCTCGGGCTCGGTCTCCACGTCCGGTTCTCCACATCCTTCGCCCCGGACACAATCGCCCAAGCCCACGGCTGCCGAACAGAAAGGCACTTCATGTCCGGCCTTCCTTTCCTTCGTTTCCTCTGTGTGAACTTTCCAATGTTTGGAAAAAAACTTCCGAACCTTGGAACAGCTCAGCCCCTCTTTTTGTGCCTCTTTGTGTTTTTTGTGGCCATTCTCCCCGAGTAGCCGATGAATCTCCGCATCGATCCGCTCCAGCTTACGCACCGCCGGGCCATGAATCTCGCGGCCATCCAGCCCCTCCTTCATCGCGTGAGCGCCCATGTGCTCATCCACCAGCGCCTCCACAAACAGCGGAATCAGCCCCATCACCTTGATCAGATTCTCCGCATCCACCGTTGCCTTCTTTCTTCCAAACATTGGAAACCTCCCTCTCATGATTTTGCCAAAACTCTCTCTCACCCAGCCGAACCAACGCGGTCAGCTCCGCTGCCGCGACTGTTCTGTTCCCTTTTTCCAAACTTACGTTCTGAGATAGTTAGCGAGATAATTGCGTTCACCCTCTGTTTTGCGGTCAACCCTTCTTTTCGCAACACGAACTCAATGGTTTCGAGTGTTTCCTGCATCGACTCTTTTGTTGATTTTGAAAAGTCGGGAACAGAACCAGCCGATTCAGGCCGTACAGGTAAAGGCTGGCCCGCTAAAGGACCACGCCTGTCTTTTCCATTCGCTCTCATAAATTCTTTTGCATCCATTTTCATTAACCGCCTTTCCTGCCGCTGATCTTTTTCGTTCTGCGCACCAAGTTTTGTGCCGGGGCCGCTGCTTGGCCCGACACGCTTCCCGTATGCTCGCCAGTATCCCGAATGTACTGTTTCAACCCGCGTCACAACGTACCTGTCGTAGTAGTCCTGCGTGAACGCACCCTTCTGAGGCTTCTCTTCACTCGCGCCGTAAAGAAGCCGCTCCGGTTGGATTGGTGGCTTCGGTTGTCGCCGGAACCAGCGCAGAACCAGGCTTTCGAGTTTACAATTCATTCCGCTTCGCTCCCTTCTTGAAACTCAACTTGAGCGTTCGGCCTCACATTAAACAATCGCCCACGCCTGCGCCATGCACCCCGAGCGCGTCGGACGCCGCACAGTCGGGCGGATATGCCCGCACCGCTTCAAATCGCAAAACCGGGCACTGCACGTCTGGTGCTTCATATTCAGCGCCACCTCCACCTCATCGCAGGTCGCATCCGGAACGCTGCGCATAAACCTTAAAACAGCGGCAATATCCCGCGCCTTATCCGTCGTCCGGTTTGCTTCCAGGCTGTTTGTATTCCCGCCATGCCGACCCGAACACACATCCGTCCGCTGTCCTCGGTCTTCCGTCCTCGGTCCTCCGGGAACAACCCTCCGCTCCGTCAAAAAATCAACTTGCTGTTCCATGGCATCCTCCATTTTTGTGAATTTTTGTGTTTTTTGTGGCTAAACCTCTCCGGCCTTCCAAAACACTCGCGTCCGGCCATCCTCCCAGCTAACCACCCAGCACCCCCGCCAGATCCGCAGCCAAGCGTTCCGCCCCCTCTTAAAAAAAGCAGGACGGCGCGGCCCTATAGATTCATGAACCACGCCGCGCCGCCCCGTTCCCGGCTTCATGCCGGAAATCATAAAAGCAACGGCGCGCCGGATTGTACGGGCGGGATGAATCCCGCCCCTCTTGCACTTCTCCGACGCACCGCCGCGGCACTCACCGGCAAAAGAGCCAGCCTCGCCTTTAAAATAAATCCGTTGCAGATCAACCATCTGCACCCCGTCCTCAATCTCGACCGTTCTCATGCCCGCACCCCCGCATTTTCTGTCTTCTGATCTCTGGCCTCTGACCGCTGGATTTCATCCACCATTTGAATCCTTGTTCCCACCCAGCGTGCGCAGTTCACCGCCCAGGAGTTGCCGAGAGCTTTATAGCGCGGACCGTCGGGGCAGTTCTCCGGCTCTTTGCCGCGCCACGAAATCCGCGTGTAGTTGTCGGGAAATCCCATCAGCCGCTCGCATTCCACCGGCGTTAAACGCCGCACGGACATTCCAGAACTGATACAAGGATGCTGGTCGCCCGCCGTTGCCTGAAATGTAGGAAAAACCTCTCCGTTCGGACGCGGGCCTTCGCCTCTGGCAAGGTTGCCAGCAGAAAACGCTACGGCATGTTTATCTCCGCTGGTCAGCGTGTACATTTCTCCGGTTTCGCTGATTCCAAGTCCGTTTCCAGCCCCATCCCCATTGCGTGAATCGCCACCGCCCTTGTGCCGGGTAGCCTTGTCGTGGATCGCCACCACATTCTCGCCTCCATTATTGCGGCCGCAGGAAAATGCTGTTTCTTTGGACGTGCAGGGGTCTTGCGTTCCGTGGACGGCTATGATCGCCTCGCACTCGGTGCGCTCGTTGCCGGTGCGCTCGAACGGCGCGCCGCCCGCCGTCATGCAAGGCGATACCGGGGCGCAGGTGACTTTCTGCCGAGACGGCTTCCAATCAAAGCAAGAATCACCCGGAGATGCTGATGTGATGCATAGACCGTAATCGGCACAATTCGCGCAAGTTTTACCGACAACCGGTAGAATCCTTCCGCTGTATGCGTCCTGCCCGTTGAGTCCGCCGCCGTTGTGCGCACCATCGCAGAGCGCTCCGCACACCTCCGGAACCAGCGTTTGCCGCCCTGTGCCGTCTTCCGAAGCATCAAAGCCTTCTCCGCGTAGGGTGTTTCCAATGGTTGGAACCAGCTTCCCCTCATCCGACGCCCCGCGATCCGCATACGGAAACCCCGTCAGCGGATCAGAAACCGCTACAACCGGATCTTGACCGCGCGTTTCACCGGCGCGTTCTACGCCGCGGCCACTTGCTGTAAGGCTCGGGCAAGCATCGGCGGCAAATCCTTTCCCCGCTTCTCGGCGCGGCGCAGGATTCCCCGACAGGCAGTCGCGCTCAAAAAGTACCGACGCGGCACGCTGCCAGTTTCCAAGATGTCCGACAACGAACACACGCCGTCGTCTCTGAGGGACAGCCCGGCCAAACCCGTCCACTCGCACGTACTGAGCGTCAAGGACTCTGTAGCTCCACCCATACCCGAGTTTTCCCAGCGCCCCGAGGAAGGTTCCAAAGTCCCGTCCGCCGTTGCTGGACAGTACGCCAGGCACGTTCTCCCAAACCACCCATCGGGGGCGAACGCGTTCAACCAGCCCAAGATAGACAAGCATGAGGTTCCCGCGCGGGTCAGCCAGTCCCTTTCGGAGTCCGGCGACGCTGAAACTCTGGCACGGGGTGCCTCCGCAAATAAGGTCAACTGATTCTCGTTCAATTCCCCACTCCTTCCACTTGGTTAAATCGCCATAATTCGGCACGTCTGGATAATGGTGCGCCAGCACCGCGCTCGGAAACTTCTCAATCTCCGAAAAGCCGGCGGCTTCCCATCCGAGCGGATTCCACGCCACGCTGGCCGCCTCAATTCCAGAGCATACCGATAGAAATTTCACTTCAACTCCCCTTCGGTCTTTTGTTCGCTCGCTTCATTCTGCAGAACATCCACCACCGGACACTCCGCCGAAGGAATAAACCGCTTCGCCAGCACCTCACTCGCCAATGGTTTCAGAGGGGTCACTTCGCACCGCCCTGTTCCAGCCACTGGAAAAACAGATCCGCCGTCACCAGCACCGTTTCCGCCTGACACCCAACACCCGACACCTGACACGCTTCCTTCAGCGCCGCCTGCCGATTCGTCGGCCCGAACGGCTCCGTTCCATTGCGCCCGCCCTTATTGCGGTATGGGCTCTTCGGCTTCTTCAGCGTGTACTCATAAACCGATCCGTTCGGCTTCTTATCAGCCTCAAACGTCAGCGTCGTGCCTTCCGGGAGCGTGTTGATCTGCTGAAAAATATCCTCTTCAAACGTCTTCACGATCCGAACATCGGAACTCGTGTTCGACTCGATCGATACCAGACACTCCATAATGAACAGCGTCCACGGCTTCCCATCTGTCACACCCGGAACCGGCTTCTTTGCCGTCTTCAACTCATGAATCGTCACCTTGCACATGGTTTTTTCTCCTTGTTTTTGGTTTTTTTGCACTCCTTGCGCTCTTTCGCGGTTAATTCTTCTCCGCCTTTTTGAAATTCATCTGCCCTGGTCGCCCGCGCGGACTCACCCCCAGCTCTTCAACCGTCGGAAGGCCCGGCACTCGACCCCCGTCACCCGACACTCTCTCCAAAAGCCCCGTCACCTGAGCGATGTAGCAAAACGAGCGCGTCGGGCCGTCATAGTCGATTGCCAGCGGCCATTCGCCGGACTCAATCCGGTCCATCATCGTCCGCTTGGAAACGCCCAGCAGAACCGCCACCTGCGGAACAGGAATCCGCGCCTTCCGATCGTTGGTAAGCAGGGCATTCACCGCCGCCTTCAGCGGCTCGCTCACCCCTGAATCAATCGACAGCACACACCGTACTGCCTCTTTTGTAGCCTCTTTCACCATTCCGATCCTCCGTGTAAGGTCGTTGTGTATGGGCTGGCTTCATGCCGGCCCGATCGTCAACTGACTTCTGATTGCTGATCCCTGATCTCTGCGCGCTTTGCGCGCTTCTTCGCCTGCCGCTTCGGATTCACTAAGTTTCCGCCCTTGCCGACAATGTAGCCCGTCTGCGAGCGCGGAAGCGTCACCACCGCCCCGAACCGCGCCGGATGCGGACGGTAGCAAATATCTCCCGCTGACTTCTGACCGCGGATCGCCGACCTCTGATCTGCCGGAGCCACATAGGCGCGACCGCGCAGCTTCCCCCATCCCATCCGGCAGCACTCCCGTACAAAAACCGGCAGCGTCCGGATCACAAATCTGACCGTCTTCCACTTCATGCCCGCACCTTTTCAGGTTCCCGTTTCCCGGGTTCAAGTTTCCGGCGCGCTTTCGCGCCCGCCCGCACCACACTCTTCAAAAATCTCTTTTCAATGGTCTTCATTTCATGCCTCCATAAAGCCCAAGGTCTAAGGGCTAAAGCCGGCCTTTTCCTTCTCCCGCAAAAACAGCCGCTCATCATGCGTGTGAAGATCGCAGGTCAAATCACTGATCGTCTTCCCATACCGATGCCAGCACACCGGACACGCCCCCACCGGAGCCGGATTCTTGCTGTAATTGAAATCGGTCATGCCGCCGCATCCTGTTCCACGCTCGCCAGCGCATCCCGCAACCCAATCAAAGAAAGATCCGTCTGATCCTCCAAGCAGATCGTCAGCTTCAAATCCAGCGCCGCGCACAGCGCCTCGATCTCCGAAATAATCTCCATCCGTTCAAACGTGTTCATGCTTCGCTCCTCGGGTGTGTACACCCCTTGTTAAAAAACAGCCTCATGCCGCGGCGTGATGCGCCTTACGGGCGTGTTTTTTTTCGTAGGTGTGTACACCCAAAGACAAAAGTTCGTTGAGCATGAAGCTGACGCTACGCTTGTCGGCAACCGCTTCTTTTTCAATGAACTCCTTCACTTCAGGATCAACCATTCCACTGATGTATTTCTTAGCCATTTTTATTTCCCTTTTGATCGCGCTTCGTTTTGTAAACTTCCATCCCCTCCCGAACCAGCCACTCCATGGCCTCACTCTTCGGGATTTTGTTTTCCTTCGCGATGCGCTTCACCTCGGCGGCGATAGACTCATCGACCCATCCGCTCAAACTCTTTTTATTTTTTGCTCTCTGGTTTGCCATTTTCCAACCTCACAGTTACAGGTGTACACACCTTCTATAGGTTTGACAATAATAATTTGAATTATTTTTTTGCCGGGTTAGAATCACTCAGTAATAACCCCGTGAAAGGATGAATATGACCTTTAAACCCAACATTCCCCAGCGCCTTGTCCTGCTGATTGCTTCCGCCGGACTGTTTTTCGCTGCCGCGGTGGTGTTCAATGGCACACTCAGACTTCATGACGGCGTACTTATGTCGGTTGGGCGCCAAGAACCGCCCTACCTTCCCGTCCTTCTCATGCTTCTCAGTGCCATTTTGCTGCTCCTAGCCGCCCTGCACAACCTGCCATCCCGTAAGGGCGCGGCTTCATGTCCGCCCAGGAGTACCCCATGAAAAAACAGACCAATGCCCGCGGCGACGGCTGTTTCTACCGCCGCTATAAGCAAAAACAATATCCCATCGACTCTGACGTGCCCGGAACTATCTACTACACCATTCAATCCGATAACGAGCGCGTGCGCATCTGCTGCCACACAAAAAGTCTGCCCGTCGCCAAGCGGCTCGTTTCTAAATATTTCACGGAAATCGATCTGACCAGCCCCCAGCGCTTTCTTGAGACCATTTCCAAGGCCGGAGAAAAAGCCCGCCGTAAATTAGAAAATGATTTATTCTGCTAAGCATTAAGGGAAGGGTTCATCCCTGCCGCCCCTCTTCAGGCCAGCCCTCACCCCATCACCGGCGGAAGCGCCTTGCCGACCGCCGCCCGCACCCGCTCAACATCTGACCGGCTATACGTGTCGCTCATCTTTGCGCTACTGTGCCCCGTCACCGACCGGGTGAATACACGGCTCGTGCCCGCCGCATCCATCAGACTCTGGAACGTCACCCGCAGGCTGTGAAAGCTCGCCGTTCCGCGCTCATCATCCAGCACCTCTGCCTCTTTCCACACCTTCCCCAGCAGCTCGCAAAGCTTCGCCCCGTTCTTCCCGTACAGAGTAATCAGCTCCGGAAACACCGGGCCGCGCAGCGGGGCCGCCTCATCAAAAAAATCCATCAATTCAGCTGAAACAGGAATCTCTAGCGCCGTCGGCTTTCTCCGTCCGGTCTTCGCCGGCACAATCCGGATCACCCGCGCCTTCCGGTCAATCGCCTCGCCCGCCAGATGTACTGCATCACCCAGCCGCAATCCAGTCCAGTATCCAACCAGATGCAACCCGGACAGCTCTTTTCCAAGCCTTGGAGAACTGATCACCTTCGGCGGACGATATCGCTCATCCTTCACGGCAAACGCCAGACTGGACTGAACCAGCCGTCTCACCTCATCCGGCTCTAACGCACGCTTGCGGGTCGAAACGCTCTCCTTCATCACCTGCAGGCCGTCCCACGGATTCACTGCATCCGGACAGACAATCCGGAAAATCAGCTTCAGCACCGCCAGATGCTTGATCACGCTCGACTGCTTCAAGCGCTCTTCCAGCTGCGCCACATACTGCTCGCAGGTCGCCGCAGCCAGTCCGTCCAGTGTCTTCATTCGGCAATCGCCACCCGCCACCCGCCAATCGGAAAATGCTTTCCAAATCACCCCGTAATGCTTCAGCGTCGCCGGTCCGCTCGCCGGACGCCGGCGGCTGGCTTCATACACATTCCAAACATTGGAAAAATCCACGGACTGCTTTAAATCATCCGTCAGCCGATCGCCCGCCCACCTGCCGAGATCCGCCAGGCTCTGCAGCCACTCCTGATCATTCGTCAGGCTCACCCGTCCGCACAGCTCCACCGCGCGCAGCTCCGCCGTCTCTTTATCCTCTGTGCGCAGCGAAACCGGGTGATCTTTCCCGGACGGATCCGGATTGGAAAAATAAAACGTACCGGCCCGGCGGGATGTCGCCGGGAAATAGCGTTTGCCGCTGCGCTTATACAGATAACCGAAAGGAATCTTCATGGCCGTGCTCCCGTGCTCCATGTTTAATTCACCGTGTAGGGTCTCTGTAGGGTATCTGTTCGTTTGTGCAGGTAAAGGAAATAAAACTGGTGGGCGGTGAGGGACTCGAACCCCCGACCCTCTCGGTGTAAACGAGATGCTCTAACCAACTGAGCTAACCGCCCGAATAAAGCGTGAAGAACTGGTGCACCCAACAGGAGTCGAACCTGTAACCTTCTGATTCGTAGTCAGATGCTCTATCCAATTGAGCTATGGGTGCGTTCAAAGAAGCGCAGAATGTA